GTTGACGCCAGGATATCTGATGAACTTATTACGTGCTGCCTGAGACATCATGTTCCATACCTGCTCGCAGAGCTTGTCGTAATTCTCCTTTCCAAGAAGACCTTTCAGTCCGTTGTGAGCTACGGCCTCGTGGAAGAAGACCTCGTCGATTTCCTTGATATCCTTAATACCAGGAAGGAATATATAGGCCCTTCCGTCCTTTGCGAATCCGCGCACTCGTGAGCCCTGCTTCGCACTCTCTGAAACAGCTGTTGCAGATATGGCGGCAAGCTCTTCTTCGGTCTCTATCACGTGTACCGGAGCTCCTGTAAGGTCAGCCCACATCTTCGCTCTCTCTCTGAGTGGAGCCAGTGCCCTGTCCGCATAGCTTTGCTCGAGTGCTTCAAGCCTTGCAAGTCTCTCTGTAAGTCTGCTGACCTCTCGTTTTGCCGCCTTTCTGTTGGCAGGATTCGATGTCAATGTAGCCCGCTGAGCCTCGTTGAGCATTGCAGTGAGCTCTGCTTTGGCCGCCTCGATCTGCTGAATGGTATCGGCACCTCCGTCCTGGTTCTGCTCGTCATTCCACTGTGCGTATCCTTCCGGATCCTGCTCCCAGAAAGCAGCTTCATTCACTGTGCCGTCTTCGTTGAGAGGGATGTGCTTTGTCTCCTGAGCGACAGCGTCCACAGTCTCGCTAGCCTCAGCAACTGCTTCGTTTGCCGCCACAGCATTGTCCCCTTTCTGCTGCGCTCTCTGAGCTTTTCTTTCAGCATCGCGAGCAACAATGTCAGCTATTTCCTGCTCTACAATCTGAGAATCGGTAAACACCCTGATAGGCGTACCCATTGCATCCGCGACAGCATCCCAGCTCAGATTTCCGGTTGATCCGTTTTCAGCCACGTAACGCACTCCGGCTTCGTTTTCAGCATCGGCTATAACCATAATAGGAGAGCCTTCTGTGCCGAGGTTGATTTTACCTTTCTGAGCGGCAAGGTTTTGTCGGACAAGATTTATCTGCTCCTGTCTTTCGTTTGCCATTCTCTCCTGCTCTTTAGCCTTGCGGTCGGCCATGACGAATCGCGTTCCGTATGACTCGAGGGAAGAATTGAAGATTTCTTCCTTTATGTCTTTAAGCTTCGCCATGCCTTTTTTTCCGGTGTCAACCTCTACAGTGGCCACCTCTCCTACTTCGTTAGGCTGTGAAACGATATAGACTTGCCTTCCGTCATTGAGATTCACCTGACGGACTGTTCGCGTCTTGTCTTCGTTTTCTATCCAAAACTTTCCGATGTTATCCTCGATCTGTCTGACAGAGGCGTCAGACAGCTGCATCTCTTGAAAGTTTCTTGCGGATATCATTGCCTTCTTCTTGGCTACGCTGATACCGTAATCCATTACCGCGGTTTTCTCTTCCGGCGTTGCATTATACATACCGACCATAATAGGCCTCAATGCTTCTACTACCTCATCGGATGTCTTTGCCCCTTCTATAGATCCTATGACGTTGTCAATCTGTTCTTCGGTATAGTATGGATTGAGCACTTCTCTCATCCTTTTCGCGGCTCTGGCTGCACCGATGTTTACTGCACCCATTGAGGCTGCAGAAGTTCCCATACCAAGTACTGTCAAAGGGGCGAAACCTATAAGCATCGAAGCAAACTCATCCTTTTCAAACATTCTCCCAAGCGCTTCTTTGTCAACTCCGGTGATATATCTGAGAGCATTACCTACAATTTCTTCCGCGACCTCAATTGGAAGACTCTGAGCACCGAGCTTAGACAGGCCTTGCCATACTGCTTTGTTTCCAAACCATTCACCCAGCTTCATGAACGGCATCTTGCCGATCTTGGTACTTTTCAGAAGCTTTGCAGCGCCACCTAGACCTGCCACCATTCCTTCGCCGGAGATTTCGGACAGATTCTCTATATAATGATCAAAGAATTCCCTTGCCGCGTGAGTTTCTACAGATACATCTCCTTGTTTGCTGATCTGAATTTTCGGTGTGGCCATCTTGGTGTATGTGGTAGGAGAGGCAAGGGTACGAGTAAGTGTACCACTCAATGCCTTGATTGTTCCGGTTGAAGCCTTGGCGACACCTCGCTTCATCAGCGTGGGAATCTTTTTCCCTGCACTTTTGGCTATCCACTTTGCAAATCCCTTTCCGATAGCTTTCTTTCCAGCCAGCTCCATTCCTTTTTTCGCTCCGGCCTTATAGATGTTACCAGTGGCAATGAACTCCAATATGAAAGGAATTGTTTCACCAAACTGCGCTCCTCCTTTAAAGGCATTGGAAGGTTCTGCCTCGTACATGGCTTTTTCGTATTCGAGGTAAGCGCGCATCAATGCCTTGTCTTCAGGATCGAGAGCCTCGTCGATCTCTTCTTCTGTCGCTTCAAGGATGTTCACGCCTCGGTCTTCAAGTTTCTTGAATGCAAGACCGACTTGTATCATTTCCTTCCCGTCGTAGTCTACGGCGGCTTTGGTGGTACCGTATCCCACACCTTCCCAGAACTTTTCTCCATTTTCCATCCTTTCAGCAAAGTCAAGAAGCTGGAGTGCGGCCAGATATTTCTCCTGCTTTTCAGTCTCAAACGAAGCCGGACCATATATAGGCACACCGTCTATCTCTATTCCGCCTCGTGCGGCTTTATTCTTATCAACGTTAGCTTCGTAGTCAGCTGTGATCTGCTGCTTCAATTCGTTTCTGTAAGCCTTCTCTGCTTCTTTTCTTTGCGCTTCCCATTCTCTTTGAGCGATAACCGACGGATTGGCATCGTACTCCGCCTTCAATTGATTCTTTTCAAGCTGTCTCTTGGTGTAGGCGTCATCGTTGGCGAAAAACTCTTCTACAGCTGGATCCAAATACTCCACATCACCACTGACAGAATTGACCTTCATTGCCTGAGATACCGGTTTCAGATTGGCATCAAGATTAACTGCATTCTCATTGTCGTCAAAATAGCCAATCTCTGCAAGCCTTGCAGCCCTTTCCTCGTCCGGCTTTTCAAGCTCGGCCAGTCTGTTCTCAATAGCACTAGCCCTGTCGCCCCAGTAATCCACATATCTTACGCGGTTCACCTTTGCTTCCGGATGATCTGCCGTGAACGCTTCCTTGTTGCGTTCCCATTTTGCAGAATCCCACACGCCGGAAGAGTCCGGGTCATTCTCGAACGTCAGCATTATCTGGTCGTTCTCATTTGTATCTTCCGCATCATATTCGCCAAGCTCGAAGACATTGGCCTCAGGATAGTCAGACATGAACGCATCTTTATTGCGTTCCCATTTGTCGGAATCCCAGACGCCTGATCCTTCAGGCATTCCGGGAATCTCAATAAGATATTTTTTATCTGGCATATGATAATTGATTATTGATACTTGTCACTATTGGCGCCGGAGCCTTCTGCAGATGAGCGAAGAACTTCTGCAACAGCCTGTTCGGTCTGTGCCGCCTTAATTACATCTGCGAGCATTTCGTCTCGCGAGGGCTTTTCGTATATGTAATTGCCAGCGTCGTCTTTAGCTTGTACGGGATTGCCTGCGATATCTCTTGTCATCTTTACTCTTCTGGTTCTCTGCTCTTCTGGTATTTTGTTGTAAGCGGCAATAAGAGTTGCTTCATTCCATCTATGAGCGGGTATTGATATTACGTCACCTCCTACAAGCGTGAACGGATACTCTTCACCGGGCTTAGTTGTCTTTGGTGGCTTATTCGCGTTTGTCTCTGCATTTGTTTCTGCGGCATTCGCCCTTGCAAGATTGGCTGCTGCATTGATTGCGTCAATTTCGTGCCTCTTCTGCTTCCAGTAGTTCTCGCGTTCTGCGGCGGCCTGCTGAGTCTCGAGCGCCCTTCTCTCCTTAGCCTGCCGTGCATTGAGCTCTGCAGTCTTAAGATCCTTGGCGGCTCTCAGATCCTTGCCCCTGGCCTTCATCTCGTCAAGCCTTTCGTTGAGCTTATCCATTTCCAGCTTGCGCTCCTTGCGCGACTGCTCAGCTTTCTGAATTACAGCAGGAGCATTGTATGTCTGCTTCTGATTAGCAGCGTTGCCTTCTGCTACACCGACAAGATTAGCTATGCCGGAGATTGCGTCACCTATTCCGGCAATATATCTGTATGCATTCTCTCGCTTCTGGTACTCCTGGTCCTGCGCATTCAGCTCCTGTTTCTTGGTATTCACCTCAGAAATGAAGTCGTTGACGTTCTCGATCTGAGTGTCGTATGCCTTGGTCATGGCGGCTCTTTCCTGCATCTGGTCTTCTGCAAGATCAAGCCTTGCCTGAGTCGCTGCATCCGGACCTGATGGCGTGCGTCTCACCTCATCAGACGGAGCCGGCTGCTCTTGCGTATTTACAGTGGCAGGAGCAACAGGAGTTTCTTGCTCCTTGTTGTCAGCGGCAGGAACTTCCACTTCCTGCTCTTCCTTTTTCTTTTTTTCGTCTGTCATGGCTATGCATTTATTTTTCCAGGATTACCATTCTTCAATTTGGCTGCCGCATCCTGAGCCGCATACGAATCAAACGTCGTAGTACCGCCCAGCACTTCACCTCCCTTTGTTGCAGGTGCTGCAGACCCTGCTACCTGCGCGTCTGCCGTTCCTCCGGCTGTCGTCCCCACAGCTCCGGAGATTCCATTGACCAGCCCACTGACAGCAGATCCCACCTGACCGGCTGCGGCTGATATGGCCTGCGCCTTATTCTGATAGTGTTCGATTTCCTGCTGCGCCAGTTCGGCTTCTCTCTGACGATACTGATTCTCGATGCCTTCCTTATACGCCTCAGACTGTGCGGCGATGTTGGCTGTAGTGTCACCAAGAGTCTCGTTTGCCTCTCTCTGCTGAAGAACCAGCGCCTCGTCTGTTCCTCCGGCTACGACATTTGTCGCTCTTGCTCTCTTATACTGCTCGGCAAGCATTTCCTTCTGCTTCCTGAGCACATTCTGGACATCCGCTCTCTGCGTATAGTCCTCGGCCATCCTCTGCTCGTACCATTTCTTGTTTTCGTCCCTCTGGTTCTGCAGCAGCTCCATAGCCTTCTTGTTGGCTTGTGAGGATTTGATCGCGCCGTAGATTGTCGATCCAAGCTGCAGCGCTCCTCCTATTCCTGATATTATTGCTCCTACCATAACTGATATCAATTACATTGTTAACGGGAACAAAGCAAATGAATATCCATTGCCGATGGACTTTATCTTTACGCAATCAACTACCATTAACTACTTTAGAAAGAAGCATATATACAAGAGAAGAGCACCTGCTGTGTCTCACGACAGAGTGGTGCTCTAAAGAAATGACTGTAATGATGTCTTACCTATTTAAACCCAGCATAACAAATCCAAAAGTTGTGCCATTAATATTACAAATAAATATGTATCTTTGCCGTCGGATCAGCGCGTTTTACAATGCTGGAAACGACCTTGTGTTTTACGTATGTTTTACGGTCGACAATTTTGAGAAAATAAGCATATCGAGCAATAAATTGGTTTTCAGATAGTTGCCCCCGTAGTTTAAAGGATAGAACTTCAGATTCCGGTTCTGAATTTTGGGAATTTTCACTTTTTAAGCTCTGACATCGCTAAAATGGCATTTACGCCCTCTAAGATATCTCCAAGCCGCATTTTTTTATTCTTTTCTTCTTGTTCTGCTTGTTTTTTGTGTATATTTGTGTCGCAATTGTTTTACTGATGTTTTACAGATGTTTTACAAACTGCAGTGCTGACCGCGACTAATACCTTACAAATATACGAAAAATTATGGCTGTTCCAACACTTAAGGCAGTGATCTTGCCACACCACGTGAAAGAGGATGGATCGTGCAACGTGAAGATCCGTCTCACCCACAAGAGAAAGGTCCGCTATCTACCTACTGTAGAGTTCGCCCACAAAGGGGACTACACCAAGGACTATGCGCTCAAAAGCAATTCCCTCATCAAGCGGCTGAGCGATCTGATCGAGAAGATGGAGGATGCCATCAATACCGAGAACGTCTTCGATCTTGACGTAATGGATGTCGATGAGGTGGCCGAGCTCATCAGGAAAGGAATCAAGAAGAAGGAGAAGTTCCAGCTCGACTTCTTTGAGTTCGGTTATGAATGGGCAGGAAAGAAGCCGAAGTATTCCGGCAACAATTACAGGACCGCCTTGAAGTCCTTTTCAACTTTTCTCGGCGTAGAAACGCTGGATATCTCTGCCATCACTTCGTCTCTCCTCAGAAAGTATGAGATTCACCTGCATGAAAAGCACGGGCGTGACGCCAGGGCCGTCTCCCTGTATACTTCACACATATCTACCATCCATTCTGAAGCCAGGAAGAGATATAATGACGAAGAACTCGGAGAAGTGAGAATCAAGAACCCTTACGAATATTATAATCCTCCGAAGCAGAAGCCGGCCAAAAAGGTGTCGCTTACGAAAGCCGAGATCCAGAAGCTGATAAACATAAGGCACAGCCTGAGTAAGTATGATAAGCTTGCCGTTGATATTTTCCTGCTCTCGTTCATCACAATGGGTTCAAATGTTCCGGACTTGTATAATGCGGAGTTTGACAAGCCGGGCGTCATACATTATCAGAGGACAAAGACAAAAGAGCGAAGATCTGACGGTGCTGATATGTATATAAGGTTGGAGCCGGTCGCGAAGTGTCTTTACCAGGAATATCTGGACCCCACAGGGGCGAAGGCATTCAACCTGCACAGCATGTACACGTTCTACAAGTCCATTGCCGACAAGGGAAACGATAGGCTTAAGGAGGTTGCCAAGGCTGCGGGGATAAAGAAGCCTTTTACCATGAGGTGGGCCAGGAGGTCATTCGGCACTATCGCCAATTCAATCGGTATAGACAAGAGTGTAACAAACGACATGCTCTGTCACATTGATCCTGATATGGCGGTTACAGATATCTATATTGAAAAGGACTGGACCATACTATGGGAGGCGAACAGGAAGGTGCTGAACCAGTTCAAATGGAAATGACAATGGCACGCCCTTTGAGATATGCTAGACGTCAAACTTTTAATGTTAGTTAGTATGTCAGCAGGACTTGCAATGGGATGCACCTCATTTGACAGCATCCACACCAAAGCGGACGTGATGAAGTTCGCGATCACCTTGTCAATGGAGCGTAAGGAGAACGGAACCTTTGTGTTCAAAAAGAAGCAGGCGAAGGAGATCTTCGATTTCTTCTGCACCAATGTCGAGCTGGTGGATTCGGATGTCGTTCCGACAAAAGACCTCATCGATTCCATCTTCGAGAAGTGCCGGGACTATTTCAAAGACGGCAAGCCATCCAAACAGGCTGAGTAAGAAAAAGGCAGGAGATTATTCCTGCCTTTTTTACATCTTACGTAACTTTCTTTGAATAATGTGTGGGATGATATCTGGGAAATAATGTGCAAACTCTTTTCGACTCAAAGCAAACTCGATTCTATCTGAGTCTTTTGACAACCTAAAGACAAACGTCACTCCGGTTACATCATCCCAAGCTATTGACGTTATCGATGAGTCAATATAATAATCTCCTAAAAAAATATCGTAACCCTCGTGAAAATGGTTATAGCAAAAGTCCAGCGTGTCACATTTCTCATCGCTTTGAAAAATAATGGCGGCCTCTCTTAAATTATATTCCGTATCAACGCAAATTGTATCCGACAAGTTATATGTATATATCGCTATAGGCAGTTCTCCAATTTCTTTAATTTTTACAGAATCTTGCTGGGCAAATAAATGGAAACAAGGAAGAATCTGATTATATAATTCTACATATTTCCCATTTTGGCCTTGCTTGATAGAAATCATTTCCTCTAGCCTTTCATTTTCTCGTTTTTCTCTTAATTCCGCTATCTCTGTTTCCTGGATTTCTTTTTTCTCGTTTTTTAACCTATTGTAAAAACCGGCTATTGTTCCTATTCCGATTAAAATCACAATAGGGATGAGACATCCTAAATAATCTTTCATTGCTTGCAACAAATTTTACATGGCGTGCGGCCTTGCTTTTCCGCTTGTTCGATTGTCAATTCCTTAATAGTACCCCCGCAGTTGCTTAGTCCTCGGCAGTTCTTCTTTTCATGATAGCGTTTTGAACTTGATCCTGTGCAGATGTAAACTTTTTTCTCTGCACTTACACTTACGTCGCATGGCACGTCTGCGCTAAGCGAAGCGCAGATCAACATGGTTGTGATAAGTAGTAGTCTTTTCATTTCAATATTTGTTTTATTTCTTTCCAATTTTGTCCAGATTGGACAATTTCGAATAATGTCTGATGGTTTTTAAAAACGTCTCCCGTGGTTCTGGCACGAGCTTTTCTATAGTGCCAGCAAAACGATTACGACATGAGACCGATTACCACATCTTTCTTATCGCGCTGCACTGACAGACAAAGAACTTTCTGCATCTTCTGCATTTCTCCCCTTTTGTGGTGCCAGGAGCTGGTTCTCATATTTAAGGACCGCGTTCTCCTGAAGAAGGTCTGCCTTCTCCTCGTTCAGCTTGTCTATCTTTCCTTCAAGCTCGGCCACCTTGCGCTGCAGGTAGTCTATCAGAGAGTTGTTAGAGAATGGCTGTTCTTCCATCGGATTCTCAGGCTGATCTGATTTCAGCATAGAAGTGTCCCATTCGTGCGGATTGTTTAAAATCTTAATTAAGTTTTCTTTTGAAAAACTGGCTTTCCCTTTGACAACATTGGAAATGGCAGCCTCGGTTACGCCTAGATAATACGCTAATTCTCTCTGCTTGAGATTGTTAGCTTTCAAAAATGCACGCACTTCCATAATAGTTAAATTAAAACTTAATTAAATATCTGTAAAAACTTAACTAAAACTATTGGAACTTAATTAAGTTTTTATACCTTTGCAAAGTCAAATGAAATGAAAGACCTTTTCAAATCGTTCAAAAATCAAGTGAGTATGGCAAATATAGTGAAAAAAGAGTTAGACACAAGGACATTTCCGCAGATATGTGCTACTCTCTCGAAGTCGGAGTGGGAGGAGATCCGCAACAAGTGCGTGACGAAGACCGGCAAGACTGAGTCTGCGGTGTACTACTGGAGAGAGGGCAAGCGACCATTAAGCCTCATGGAAAGGAAAGAGGTATCAGACATAGTCAACCGAGTTCTCGGCATCAACACAAATCACAGAACATTATTCCCATAGCAGTATGAGCGCATTAGAAATCCTCGATCAGATTCCTGAGTTCGCCAAGTGCCTGGTACTGGAGATGAACAGGCTTACGGAGCCGCACAAGGATGCGATCTCGACCAGCGAGGCATACAGGAGATACGGCAGGGCGTGGATAGACAAGTGGACCGAGCTGAAGCAGCTCAACCCTCAGTTCCGCGGAGCCAAAAAGATGTACAGCATATCTGAGATAGAGAGGGTGAGGGCGAAGGAGAATGCTGCAGCAAGACTTAAAGAAAAGAAATAACCGGGTATGGTCTTTTGACCGGGACCATACTCACCAAAAGAGAGCTCGCCAAGGCAGCAATACCGCAAGGTTACCGTTAGTACGGGCATCGCAAAGGGTCGGTTCGCTCTCAAGGCGGTTGAAGATACAAGTATCGCAAGCCGTATAACCCGAAGGCATATCTTAGCGACAGCGTTGATGAATATACGCAGGTTCTACGAAAGAGGTGGAATTACATAGTCGGAGTGTCTTGGTCCGTAATGCTAGGTAGCAGTGAGAGATCACGTAAGCCTACGAGGTTCAAACTCCTTGCAAAATGCAGATGACGTGACTAATCAAAATAACATCGATATGGATTCAACAGTTTCAAGGACCTTCATGAAGGTCATCGGATTTCTGGGAAGTCTCTTCCTGACTCTATTCGCCGGACTCTTTGGCTTCATCTGCCTCTCAGCGCTCTTCATGAGCATTATCGAAGGAGACCTGATGAACATGATCGGATGCGTGGCAGCCGGATTGACGGCTTATTGGTGCTGGTCACTCAGGAAGGCGCCGCTTGTATAGAACCTATTTTTATTCACCATTAATATTACCAATTATGAAAACAGTTTTTAAGAAAATTGAAGAGATCGCTAATCTTGTCTCTGAGGTGCCTAATGGACACGAAGGTGCTTGCATCATCATCGCCACTCCTGATGCTCAGGATGAAAATGCGCAGACTCTCTGCTATATCAACGGAGTAGGAGTCAATATTATCGAGACTATAGCTGTCGCTCTTGAGAGTAACAAAAATTTAAGAATGTTCATTAAAAATGCTCTTGCTTTAGTGGAAGGACAAGAGACCATGGTAAAGCTGGCGAAGGCAAAGATGAAGCACATGGCTGAGAATAAAGCTAAGGAGTCTTACGCAGGCGAGTCTGACCAGCCGAATACAGCGTGTGACTCTGACGAAGTGAGAGGACCGGAGCAGGAATAATTCACACAGATATGGAAAGACAATTAGGACAGGAATTCAAGAATCTCGTGCAGCGCGAGACTTACCTGCGGGACAACTGCGACGGCAGTGAGGTGAAGGGTTACATGAAGCCCTACACGCCGGAAGAGCTCCAGGGACACAAGGAGAAGCTTGCCAACGTATCCATCGAGATCGCTGAGATAGAGGCGGAGAAGGCCCAGGTGGATGCTACTTTCAAGGGACGTCTTAAGCCTTTGAAGGAAGCCAGAGGAATAATGGTTTCCAACATCAAGTCGAAGGCCGAGTACGTGACCGAGGAGTGCTACCGCTTCACCGATCAGGAGACAAGGATGACCGGATTCTACAACAAGGAAGGAAATCTGATAGAATGCCGCCCGGCTACGGCGGACGAGCTTCAGCCAAGCCTCTTCAAGGTGGTGCAGAGAACCGGCACTGATGATTAACCATTAATATTTCAGACATGGAAAACAAAGAGAAAATTCAGATCAACCTCGCTCCAGGAATGGAAAGGGTCGAGGTTGTCTATCGAGAGGGCGTAGCGACAAAGGAGCTTGAACAGAAACCACCTGTTCAGACAAATCTTGAAGGTACCATCGGTACAGTAGTGGAATATCTGGAGAAGCGACTGAACAAGGGACAGTTCCAACAGGAGAACTGTCACATCCTTGTAGACCGTGAGAAGATAAGGATCACTCTGGTGATGAATGAGGCGCTCCCTTACCATCGAGGTACTGTAGCCGGCCATCTGAGCTTCAACCCGAAGTTCTTAGAGTTCGGTATCAACAAAGGCAAGACATGGACTCCTACAGAGCTCGGCATGTTCTTCAAGATGAACCGCGCGTTCTTCCCTGACAGAAAGAGCAATATGGAGCTGGTGACAACTCTGATGAACTTCACGGCGACCGTCAACAACAAGATCGAAAGGGCGGTGGCGGAGAACGGAAACCGCACTGACAACTTCGCACAGGTGGTCAATTCCAATCTTCCTGCATCCTTCACGCTTCAGATGCCTATATTCAAGGGAATGCCGGCGGAGATGATCGAGGTGGAGACCTTTGCGCAGGTAAACGGAAGAGATGTTGCATTCATCCTTCTCTCACCTGGTGCTCAGGCGACTCTCGAGGATCTGCGCGACAAGGTCATCGACGATGAGGTCAGCAAGATCCGCGATCTGGCTCCTGACATCGCAATCATAGAAATCTAGAAACAATCGGTCGCACAATGTAAATTGGTGATAGCTCATTTCAAACGGGGATAGCGGCCGTCCCCATCATACGGCAGAGGCAGCTGCCGGCTTCTTTTTCATTTCTTTTTATGGTTAGTTACCTCAGGGGGCTGCCTCCCCCTTTCTCAGCGGATAGTGTAACGGTAGCACCATATTATGCCGATAGGATGGGAGGCCGGTATAATATCGTGAAGGTTCGAGTCCTTCTCCGCTGGCCAAAGCGCCCGAATTGTGAAACATTGTTAAACAAATAATAAGGTTACTATTATTGGGGTTAGTGGGCGCACCCCGTCTTACAGGTGTGAAAACACCTGAAACGCCAAACGCAGTGATGCGCCAATAGAGTTTTTTCATAGGTTTAAGTTTTAGGTTAGACAAAGACCGGAAGAGTTCTTCACCCGCTCCTGACGAGTTCCCGGCCGCAGACTCAGGAGCAACCATCCGCAGTGATGCGCATGGTTATCTTTTTTAATACACACACAATCTTCTAGCCTCCCTGTTCTGGGAGGCTTTCTTATGCAAATTCTTAAAATATCAACATATGAGCTGTCAAGAATGTAAGCCATACGGACTGTCAGGCTGTCCTATGTGCGAAACGCCGAAAGAATGTCCGCATTGCCACGGTGAGGGCGTCGTGAACTGCACGGCGCTCAACATAATTACAGAGGAAGAAGTCAGCGTGACACCAGCCGCATACTACTGCCTTCCGGCTACACGTCAGGAAGCCGAGGCAAAAAGGGAACATTACATACGGCTTTCCGTAGAAGACTGTCCGATGTGCTCCGGATCAGGCGTCATATGGGAATAGAGAAGCCCGTTGCGAAACGTGCAAAGACCGGATTTGATGTTGTTGGACAAACCATATTGTACTCATCTTCATATCCCTTGGGCGCTGCCGGTCTTGCGCCCATCTGAAGCATCAGCCCCACGTCATAAAGTTTTATTGTTTTGGTTGGTTAATTGATTCGGGTTCGGGGCAGCCCGCATGCGACGGACGTGATGAACGCCAGAGCGGAAGATGTTCCGGTGCATGGCTCAGCCTGCGGTCGCCTGACCGTGACCGCGGGCTCCACTTTTAACACATTTATTCAATCACACTATGAGCAATATCAGCATTGCATTGGAGAGGATCAACAGTTTGCATCCTCTTGACGTTGTCATGGACGACGCAGTCCACAAACGCTTCGTGGACATCTACAACACAATTACCAGGAGCGGAAACGGCGAGGCCGTATATGAGAAGGAAAGCCGCAACTTCCAGAGGATCATCTCTGAGAACGACTACCTTCAGAAGTGCACTCCGTTCTCCATCTTCACTTCCTTCATCGACCTTGCCGTCTGCGGACTTTCGGCAGAGCCTGGAGTAAGAGCCCAGTGCTACCTGCTTCCACGCAGCTATCAGGTACCTGTAGAGGGAGGAAGGCCGAAGTACGAGTATCGCTGCAACCTCACGATCTCGGGATACGGAGAGCTGGTCCTTAGAATCAACTGCGGACAGATCCGATATGCAGACAATCCGGTGATCGTCTATGACAACGATGAGTTCTCCTTCTCTGAGAAGGATGGAAGGAAGTCCGTGTCATACAGGCTCAACTATCCTCACGTATCAGGCCATGTGGTGGCCGCCTTCATGCGCATCACCAGGATCGACGGTTCGATTGACTATGCTGTGATGCTCGAAGAGGATTGGGACAGACTGAAGAATTACTCCGGCAAGAACAACAGACGCTGGGATGATGCCAACAGGAAATATATCGAGACTCCCAACGCCTTGTATGCGGCAGGACCTGACAAGGGCATCGACACGGGATTCCTTGCTTCCAAGCTGATCAAGCACGCCTTCAAGGCTTATCCAAAGGTGAAGATCGGAAACTTCACCATGTTAGAGACTGAAGCTGACAGTCCTCAGGATCTCGGGGATATCTACGGTATCGGGGAGGAACAGGTGCAGCAGAAGCCGCAGGCATTCGGCAACGCGCCGGACATGACCGCTGGAGTGCAGATAGCTCCGGCGATGGAAGATGATGGCGCATTCTAATTCACGACACTATGAGCAATGAACTAACACTTGTCACCTCCCAGAACATTCAGGAGGTGACTTCTGGTGCCCCAGCGGCATATGAGAACAACAAGCTGTCTCACGACAGATGCATAGCCTTCGGACAGACGCTTCTGGAAAAGGTCAGAGTGCAGGGGATGTCGGACGAACTTGACAAGGAGATTGCCGATTATATCGAGAGAGCCAAGAAGACAGTCAGGAAGATGAACGACACCAGGTCTCCTATCACCAAGCTGTTCGATGAGTTCCGCAACGTCTTCACGACGATGGAGAATGAGGTGAGCGTGACCAAGTCCGGCACGATTCCTTTCCAGCTCCAGGCGGAGCGTAACAGCTATGCTCAGAAGAAGATGAAGGAGGAAGAGGCGAAAAGGGCAGCCGAAGAGCATAAGAGACTGATGGCACAGGCTGAGACAAAGATGAGGACGGACCTTATCGACGACTTCAAGCGGCAGTTCAACACGCTTGTCAGAGGAACTCTGAACGAAATTGAAGCGATGAACGCATCGCTGACTTTGGAGAACTGGAACGATGTCACCGGCATAATCAAGTCCGTGTCTGACATTCTTCATCCGGCGTGGATCAATAATTTAAAGACCTGCTTGTATTCACCTTATGTGTCTCAGTCAGCATTTGAGTCAATCAAGGCTTCTGTCTGCCAGGAGCTCGGCCCTAAGTTCGTCGAGCAGTATGCGTGGGAGGTAAGTTCTCTCCGCGACTCCATCGTGGAGAAGCTGCCGTCAAAGAAGAAGGAGCTTGAAGCTGCGGCGCAGGCAAGCGAAGAGGAAGCCAGGAGGATCCAGGAGGAGATGCAGGCAAGGGAGGCCGCTGAGGTGGCGAGAAGAGAGGCTGAGAGGGCAGCTGCGGAAGAGGCAGAGAGAAGACAGAGAGAGATGGCCGCCCAGATGACTGAAATGAGCGGACTCTTCGACGCAGCGGCGGCAAGCGCCCCTTCGGCTCAGACCAGAGCGACTGTCAAGAAGAAAATCAATCCGCTGAATCCGGAGGCTTTTCCGGTTCTGCTCGGATTCTGGTGGGACGGTGTGGGAAGACACATGAGCGTGGAGGAATTGTCCAAGATGTTCAAGACAGTGATCACCTACTGCGAGAAGAGGGCTAACGACAAGACAGCTCCGGAGTTCCTGGAAAGTGAGCACATCGAATATGTGGACGATGTAAAGGCGAAGTAACATGAATCACAATCCGGACGAATACTACAGACGAAGTGAGGTCAGCAACTCTGACCTCACCGAATTGAAGAACCTTCTTCATCCACGTCCTCAGTTCGGTGACAAGGAGGCTGCATTTCGTTTCGGAACGCTGGTAGATGCAGTCATTACCGAGCCCGAAAGAGTGAACTACTACCGCTTTACAGTCGATGACGTACAATACACCGAGGATGAGTTTCTTGTCGCCCAGGACATGTACAGGTCTCTCAAGATGGAGGCGAAACGCGACCCTTTCCTTGCAAAGGTCCTGGAAATGGCCGAGACGCAACGGTTCATGGTCAACAGGCAGCAGATGTTCCAGTACGGAGGATTCCACTTCGCTCTTGATACAAGGTGCAAGTGGGACTGGTTCTTTCCTCTGATGAACTTCGGAGGAGACCTGAAGACCACATTCGCGACGACGCAGAAGCAGTTCGATGAAGCCGTCGACTTCTTCGACTGGGACAGGAGCCGAGCCTGGTACATGGATATCGCGCAATCTGACAGAGACTTCATATACGCCATATCCAAGCAGAACGGAAGGGTGTTCAAGAAGTTCATCAACAGAGGTGACGAGATATACAGGAGAGGCCGAGAGAAGTATGAGGAGCTTGCGTTCCAGTGGTGGTGTCTTAATCTCTAGCGTATGAAGATATATTGCAAGGTGACATCCCAGGGGCTCGTCCCCATGTATGACAGCGACTATGACGAGAAGCAGCGTCTGAAGCTGGGCGAGACCGTGCTGTGCGACATCACGAAGCCTAGGAACTACGAGTTCCATAAGAAGTTCTTCGCGCTTGTGAGGATGACCTATCAGAATCTTCCCGAAAGGCTTCATTCCATGCTGAACATCCGCAGTGAGGATGATATGCTGACGTGTCTGAAGCTGGATCTCGGACTGGCCACAGTCATATATCAGGGAGGCCGCCACCTCATCAAGGTAGGCAGTATATCTTTCGCATCAATGGACGAGACTGAATTCGAAACATTCTACAGGAACTGCATCGATGTGATCCTGACGAAGTACCTCCGGGGCACCGACCGTCAGGATCTCATTGACGAAATAGAGAGATTCAAATGATGGAACTGAAACATAACCTTCGCGTGCAGCCTTATCCCTATCAGATTGAAGGCATACAGAGGGGACTTGAACAGAAGAGACTCTTCATCGGTGACGAGCCGGGACTGGGAAAGACACTGCAGAGCATCGGCATCGTCGATACGGCGGACGCTTATCCCTGCCTTGTCATCTGCCCTTCATCGCTGAAGATAAACTGGCAGCGCGAGTTCGAGAAGTTCACCGACAAGAAGGCGCTGGTACTGGATGACGGAACCAAGACGACATGGCCGTACCTCCTGCGGATGACCCATAAGGTAGCGATTGTGAATTATGAAAGCCTTAGAAAGTATTTCGTCTGGGATATACAGGGCAACCGCAGGACGTTCCGCCTGAAGGATGTGGTCTTCTGCCCTCAGATAACGATGTTCAAGTCGGTGATCATCGACGAGAGTCACAGGGTCAAGGATCCTGGAGCGCAGCAGACGATATTCACGAAAGGGATAGCGACCGGGAAGGAATACGTCATCCTGCTATCCGGCACTCCGGTCGTGAATCATCCCACCGACCTTATATCTCAGCTCTCCATCATGGATAGGCTCAATGAATTCGGAGGTAGAGGACATTTTGTGATGCGCTACTGTGATGGAGATAATCTGGACGAACTGTCCAAGGAGCTTTACAGCCGCTGTATGATTCGCAGGGAGAAAGCCAAGGTGCTGACACAGCTGCCTGATAAGACGCGAGTCGACCTGCATGTGCAGATATCGAACAAAGAGGAATACAACCTTGCCGCCGAGGATCTGGCAGAATACCTTCGTCAGTACAAGGAATGCTCGGACCAGGAGATACGCCGCAAGATGAGGATGCAGGCTCTGGTGAAGTTCATGACGCTCCGGTCCATCGCCGCCAAGGGCAAGGTGGAGCAGGCTATCGAGTTTGCAAGGATGTTCCTCGAGAGCGGCAAGCCTCTTATACTCTTCTGCTCCTACCACGAGATCGTTGATGAACTGAAGAGGGCTTTCCCACAGGCGGTGACCGTCACCGGAAGAGACAGCCAGACGGCCAAGCAGGCTGCGGTCGACAGCTTCCAGAACGGAAAGAGTCAGCTGATCATCTGCTCCATCAAGGCGGCCGGTGTCGGGCTGACCCTTACGGCATCTTCCAATGTCGCGTTCGTTGAATTCCCTTGGACTTATGCCGACTGCCAGCAGTGCGAGGACCGAGCCCACCGAATCGGACAGAAGGACAACGTGACCTGCTATTATCTCATAGGAAGGCATACGATAGACCACAGACTCTACGAATTAATTCACACCAAGAAGAGCATCGCCAATCAGATCATGGCCGCAAGCGACGACATCCCAACCGACGAAAAGTATTTCGACGAGCTGGCGGATATGATGCTGGGCCTTGGACTGTCTGTCGAGAAATTCGTTTTATGATAAGCAAGACTGACGTGGCCACGCTGATAAGATACCTTGATAATGCAGCAGACTTCTACAGGAAGCACGCCACGAGCACAAAGGAATCCGACAGGTCAAGGCTGTTGGGAAAGATGAGCGGTAAGCTCAAAAGAAAACTTAATAAACAACTATGTATAAGGTAAGTGACTTGACGAAGGAACTCGGGCTGAAGGATGCCAGCCCGAGCCCGAGAAAACGCCGTCCTTCCTCTGAAAAGGAGCACCGGTTGCAGTGCAGCTGCGTAAGGTGGTTCAGATATCAGTATCCTGCGATGAAGCATAATCTGTTCGCTGTCCCGAATGGAGGCGACAGAAACAAGATCGTAGCCGCCAAGCTGAAGGCCGAAGGTGTTCTGGCCGGAGTGGCGGACCTGATACTGCTCCGACGCAGCGCCTCTTACGGTGGTCTTCTGATAGAGATGAAGACCACGAAGGGCAAGCAGTCCGACTCTCAGAAGGAATGGATGGAGAAGATAACCGGCGACGGATACAAGTATGTTGTATGCCGGTCCCTGGAAGACTTCATGAAGGAAGTGAATGAATATCTGTCATCTTAAAAGAAACCGCCTATGGCAAGACCAAGGAAACAGGGAATAGACTATTTCCCTTTTGACGTGGATTTCTTTGAGGATGACAAGGTGGCTCTTATCGAGGCAGAGTTCGGCTCGAAGGGCGTCGTTGTCGCCATAAGGCTTCTGTGCAAGATCTATAAGACTAACGGCTATTATTACCAGTGGGGTGAGGACGAGTGTCTGCTGCTTTCAAGGCAGCTGGGTGACGGCTTTGTTCCAGGTCTGGTGAAGGAGATACTTAACGGGTTGGTCAGACGTTCCTTTTTTGACAAAGGGGTTTTTGACTCGTCCGGTGTCCTGACTAGCGTAGGGATCCAGCGCAGATATGTCGAGGCGTGCAAAGGACGTTCGAGCGTTCAGCCGGTGCCTGAGATATGGCTTCTGGAAGACCAAAATGAGTTTTCTACGGAAAAACCCTCGTTTTCTACGGAAAAACCCTCGTTTTCTACCGAAAAATGCGACAAATTAAATAAAAGAAAATTAAATAAAAATAAATTAAATAATTCTTCGTGTGCGGGCGAGCCCTTCACTCAGGAAGAAGAAGAAAAGATTTTTGAAATTTTCTTTTGGAGGAATGTCATAGATCCTCTTGCGGAGACGGTCCGCTTTATCGAATACGGTACTAAATACGACTGGAGCAAGTATCCTACGCGCAGAGACAGAGAGGCGGCAGCTATGTCCTGGAATCCTGCCAAGGCAGGAATAAGGCGTAACGAGGGCTTCCTTGCCGCGTGGCGCAGGCTCTATGACCGCCTGAAGGTTTCAGATCCGGAAACTGCAGCGTCAATGCTTGCTGCGGAGACTCGCGGATCTGTCAGCAACGGCTGCTACATCATTCATTGTGCCGATAGAATCAGGCATTACATAGATTCCGGTGTACCTTCGGAACTGTCCGAGTACGCCAAATGTCAAATCAAGACCTCAGGTCTTTAATCCACAACAAATGAAAGTAAATATTAAGAAGCTGCATCCTGATGCAGTGATACCTAGTTATGCAAAGCCGGGAGATGCCGGAATGGATCTGACAGCGGTAAGCGTAGAAAATGACATCTTCGGCAATATAGTTTACCATACCGGACTGGCTTTTGAGATTCCTGAAGGATATGTCGGATTGGTATTTCCCCGAAGCAGCAATTCAAAGACAAATCTGTATCTGACGAACTCAGTAGGAGTTATCGACAGCGGATACCGTGGTGAAGTTACATTCAAGTTTAAGTGCGCTCACAACGCGATAAACTTCTTAAAATACTGGTTCAAGAAGAAGATTCTCAAAAAGAATGAGGGCGTTAATATCCATTGTTTGATTAACAATGCCTACGATGTCGGCGACCGTGTCGGTCAGATCATCATAATGCCTTATCCTCAGATTGAGTTTGAAGAGGTGCAGGAGCTGAGTGAGACAGAGAGAGGAACACAGGGATATGGTTCAAGTGGAAAATAAATAAAACAAATCTTTATACAATGGAAATCACAGGAAAAGTTCATTGTTTCTTTGAGCAGAGTGGGACATTCAAGAATGAGTTTATCAAGCTTGGCATCCCGGCAGAGGACTACGATATTCAGAACAACTTTGGTCAGACTGATCATACTGATGACTTGTTCCAAGCTATTGAAGACGCATATGCCGGCAGGCCGAGCCTCTTCGATTCCATTAGGGGGGGGCAGGATGGTGACCTGATAATAGCATTCTTTCCTTGCATATACTTTTGCAGCAATAACAGTATGATGTTCGATGGATCTTCTATTACTTGGAAGCAACAAGGAAAGACTGAGTTGGAAAAGAATGAGATGATATTAGAGCGTAGCCGGGAGAGGCAACATTTCTATGAATTAATCTTGAAACTCTTTTCGGTTTGCACGATGCACGATATAAGGCTGATTGTGGAGAATCCTTATTCCACATTGCATTATCTTCACGCGAACTTTCCATACAAGCCGAAAGTCATTGATAGGGATAGAAGGAAGAGGGGGGATTGGTTCGCGAAACCTACTCAGTATTGGTTTCATAACTGTGAACCTACTTATGGCCTTACGGAATTTCGCAGAAAAGACACTAAGACAGTCGCTTCTCTGACAGGCCATAAGGGTGGCCTTTGTGGCGAGAATCGCTCAATGATTTCTCCGGACTATGCAAGGAACTTTATCTGTGATTTTATTCTCGGAAAAGAACAACAAGGAACACAATTGTCAATATTTTAATATGGAAAAGGCAAGAAAACTTAAAGAGGTAGAACTGACTTGTACAAGGTTGGAAGTGAAAGCAGGAGAATACGATGGAGATATCTGAGCTAACTTGGAAATTATGAAAGCGTAAAAGAAATGAAATACTATGAACCAAAGTAAATTCACACCGATAGTTCTTACGGACAAGCAGGAGGCGTGGCTTAGCAAGCATTTCAAGCACACCAAGAACGAGGATATCGCCAAGCAACTGAATATCTCTTACAGAACTGTGACAAGACTTGCCAGGCGCAGAGGGCTTGAAAAGTCCAAGCAGTTCATGAAGAAGTGCCAGAGAGAGGCTGCGGACAAAGCCAACGCATCTAACAGGGTCAACGGCACGTATCCCCCTAAAGGATATCACGTACCTAACAGTGAAAAGCACTACTTCAAGAAAGGGGTGAGGCCGGTCGACAGACTGGGAGAGAAGCGAAATGCGAAACGCATCGCCAGGAGCGCTGAAACCAGAAGGCAGACGCTGAAACTGGAAAAGGCCAGGGTGTTGTTCGGACTGCCTCAGCAGACGAAGCTCAATGTCGTGAAGCGCCCTCGTGAGCAGGCATTGATGAGATATCGTCTCAAACAGTTGGGATACATCATCGAGAGAGGCGGCCGCGTCGCTTACTATGACGAGAACACCAGAAGACATCAGGGGCTGGAGTCGAAGCCTCGCACCGGATTTACATTCAAACAACTCGGATCGTAATGAAACAATTTGCAGACATGGTCTCTGACAAGGTGATTGAGTACTTGAGAGACGCAAAGACGCAGGACATGAAGGAGGTCCGCAATATCATCTCTCTGCATTTCTCGCAGGGACTGGATCAGGCGTTGCGCAATGAGGAGGCCGAGCTTGCCGCCAGACAGGCCGAGCTGATTGCAGAGCAGCGCAGATGCTACAATTCACCGAAGCGCAATGCCGAGATCAACGCACAGCTTCTGGATCTTGCACGACAGCGCAAGGTCATCCGCAAGGCTTCATGCCAGGCACAGGAAAACGGAGATCTCTTCAAGCTTAAAGGCTTCCTCAGAGAGAGGGCGCCGGAACTTCTGGAAGAATTCTATAACACTATTCCTAAACGAGAAAAATTCACAAAGCTATGATAGCATTACTCATACTGTTTGTTTTAGGGATCATTAACATGGCTGGTGCATCCCTGCAGGATCAGCTGATGGAAACATTCAGTAATCCTTACTGGATGGGATTTGAGGACAGAGAGGATGAGGGTTACAAGTGGAGTGACAATATCAAGAATTATCAGGAGGAAGAAAGATGAAAAATCTAAGACTCAGCATTTGCCGGATTGACCGCAAGTGCATTGACTACGAAGGAGAATGGGATGGCACTTATGATGAGAGCTACGAATACATCATCTATGACGGAGAAGGAATTGAGGTTGCAGGAATGGATGGATACCGTACCAGAGAGGAGGCAAGAAATGCTGGTGAGAAGAAACTCAAAGAATTGGAGGAAAGAAAATGACAGCATTACAAATTATAGGATTTATAGGTCTTGGTATTGTTCTCATTGGAGCAATATTCTTGTCTAAAGAATGGGTTAAAACAGGAGTCACATTGGCGGCTATTGGAGCGATACTTGGACTAATAGGAGCAATAGGGCATCAATGGGAACTTGATAAGGATATTCCCACTGCCCTGGATGTCTACCGAGGCAAGACCACCTTGGAGATAACTTATAGGGATAGTGTGGCAATAGATTCAACGGTTGTTTATAAAGTGAAATAGGTATGGAAACGATGACAATTTATATCGCTAATGGGAAACGATTTGATGACCCGCAAGAAGCATTGTACTACGAAAGACTTTGTAGTCGAGTCTCTGATATTATGGATAAGTTAAAACCAAGAACCGATGCTATTGAAAACTTGCAATCATTTAATAAGCATGATGTTCTTGTTTTGCAGAAGTGTTTTAATGATTTTTGCCTACTATGTGCTGAGTGCATTCCCTCTTTTAGAGGGTGGTTCATAGATGTAACAAGAGGAAAAAGGCACAAATCTCATATAGACAAAATTCTCAGTGATTATAGTCATAGATTCCCTGTTCTACATGACACTATGTTTCGCTTCAAGTGTTGCAGTTTTGACAATGGGTATGAGTTTGGACAACCCTACTTCGTTAATAATCAAGAAGAATTTTTTACTGAACGAGCTAAAAGAATAAAAGATATATGATGAGCGAATTCAATTTCAAATGTCCTATATGTGATAAAACTGTAAGAAACACAGATGTAATAAGGACTACGTTTGGTGGGAGAATGTGTATGCATTGCTACTTAAAAACACAAGATGGCAATGCAAATATTAAAAGGAGAGAATATGAACGAGTTTAATTTCAAATCTGCCATCTGTACCTCGCGCGTTCAGTCAGAGCACCTCTTGGCATTAGGTCTCAGAAAAGAGACTGCGGATATGTGTTGGCGAACAACAACATTAAATGGAGAACCAATTACATATCTCTCTCAAGATGTATGGTTGAATGGTTCTATAATCACTAATAATCATTTCCCTGCTTGGAGTCTGCATCGCTTACTGATGATGCTTGATTCAGATGTGCAAACCGATGGAAGATATGTCTCTTTGCCCAACTATGGGTTTGTTAAGAATGATAATATCTACGACAACGTCATTGACTGCATCGAATGGCTAATCAAGGAAGGGTATTTCCCAAAGGAGTATTTGGAGGAATAGTATGATAGAGCAATTACACGAACAAGGTATATGCGACAGAGACGGAAATCTCTACGGAATGAGTGCACCAAGCAACAGGGAACTGATGAATAAAATCAATGAGTTGGTCGAAGAAGTCAATAGGTTAAAAGAGAAGTTTGGGGAGGAATAGTATGAAGATGTGGATAGCAAGAGACGAGGACGGTAGTCTTTGGTTTCACGAGAAAGAGCCACACGTCAATAAGTATGCGAAAGAAGATAATGCCTTTTGGTCTTCAGATGGAGAATATTACGAAGTTGACCAAGATTTCCTCCCCGAAGTAACCTTCGAGAACTCACCGATGGAAGTAGAACTTGTAATAAAGAAGTAAGATGGAAAGAGTTGTAACGATTCCCATTTATGAGACAAGGGAAATTGAACCTTACCCAAGTTGCGAGGGGAGACAATGTAAAGAGAATATCGCTCCGAAGTTGGCGATGATGGCAAAGAAGTGTCCGAGATTCAAAAGAATACTTGAAGAAGTTGAACTTAAATTGATTGAGAAATGAAGTACAAAGTAGGAGATATTGTGTTCTCTACAATATGGAAAAAATCTGTGTTAATAAAAGACATTCGCCCCAATAGATTTTATTTGATTGCCGACTTGGAATACTTGAGCAGAACAATGATAACTTACGAAAGTAACCTTAAATCTCGCGAAGACGATATTGAAAAAGATATGGAAGAACATCAAAAAATTGTTGATGAGATTATGACTATACAAGGAATAGAACCTATTGAAGCGGAAATAGAAGAAGTTTGGCATTGCCCCGATGGCTACATCTTCAAAGACGAGAACGGCAATGTAATCAACGCAACGAAGATAGTCTTGGAGAAGAAGAAAAAGGAGTATCCGAAGACTTATGAGGAGTGCGCTGAGATGTTAGGTGAGTGTGCTATAATGACTCACGGTTATAAAAGAGACTTATTGAACGCATTACAAAAATTGATTGTATGTCGTGATGCCTATTGGAAGATAGCAGGAGAGGAGATGGAATTGGGTGAACCTTGGGAGCCTGATTGGCAAGACAATACGACACATAAATTTATTATTCATACCATTAAAGATAAAATACACTGTGGAGTTTCATTAGTAAAAAATCACGTACTCGCTTTCCCTACCGAAGAAATGCGAGATGCTTTCAAGCAGAACTTTGATCCAGATATAGAAATTTGTAAGGAGTTTTTGTAATGATAAGTATCAATCAACCATGTAATCGACAATGTAAAGATTGTGACATTTATAACATCTGTTCACTTCGACATATAGTGCCGATTGAACAAGAATCAATGAGTAATAATTTGAACTATGGCAACACTAACAAAGAAAGACTTGCTTAAAGAGTACATTCGTAGAGATTTCTATAAAATTTTGAAAGAAAATGAATAGATTATGAACTTAGTAACAATCTCAATCATCATCGCAACGGTAATATTCGTTGCCTACAATGCCGTGGCAATTGCAATTTTCGGCATTCCAGAATCATTGTCTAACACTTACTATCTCTACAAGGAGAAGTGTAATAAAGGCTGGTTATTTTGCATTATGATGTACGCAGTAGTCCTGCTGATGATGCCGGCATGGATCGGTTTGTCGGAAGGATCCAACTGGCAGTTTCTGGCCTTTCTGGCTCCGGCCTCGATTATGTTTGTAGGCACAGCTCCGAGGTTTAAGGACTCAGATCTTGAAAACAGGGTACACAGCATTTCGGCTATCATAGCAGCAATATGTTCATTGGTATGGGTCGCTATCGTCACTCCGTTCTGGTGGGTCATCCTGATTTGCCTTGGCCTTGTGATTCTTGCAGCCGTGTTCACCAGCTCGTATAAGACAGCCTATGTGTACTGGCTTGAGCAAGTGGCATTCGGAAGTACATTCACAGCAGCAATAATGTATTCGATATGATGGATGATTATGAGAAGAAGGTGGAGAGGTCGATAAGACTGCTGAAATCTATTCCTACGGATGAAGGGCCGATTGAGGTTTCGTACTCTGGCGGAAAGGATTCAGATGTGATTCTTGAGCTCGCAAAAATGGCCGAGATACCTTATCGCGCCATCTATAAGAACACGACCATTGACCCTCCGGGAACTATCAGGCATTGCAAGGAGAAGGGAGTGGAGATAATACATCCTAAAGAATCATTCTTTCAGCTTGTAGCGAGGAAGGGAATACCGACAAGACGGGCGAGGTTCTGCTGTTCTGAGCTGAAAGAATACAAAGTGCTTGACAGGGCGATTCAGGGAATCAGACAAAGCGAAAGCAGTGCAAGGAAGAAGAGATACAAAGAGCCGGAGATATGCAGAGTATATGGGAAAGACAAGAAGGTGAAGGTATATCTTCCTCTGCTCGATTGGACTGATGAAGATGTCGCAAGGTTTATTGCAGAAAGAGGCGTGCAATGCCATCCGTTATACTATGATGAGCAGGGCAACTTTCACGCAGAAAGAAGGCTGGGATGCATAGGATGCCCGATGAAGTCAGATAATGGAAAAGGAGACTATAAGAGGTATCCAAAGATGCTGAGGGCGTTGATTAATGCGGAAAAAAAATTCTTAGAAACACATCCTAATAGTGCGTCATTAAGGAAATTCGGTAATGCGTATAATCTCGTATTCAATGACTTGTTCTGCGAATCCTATGATGGTTATACGATGAAGATGTCAACTGATTTATGGGGGGGGGGCAGCTGGATGCTAAACAATTCTTGGAAGAATATTTTAAAATTGAATTATGAGAAAGGAAGACTGGATAAAGGTTGAGGATAGAGAGCCTGAGTCTCATGATACGGTTCTTGTTTATGATGATAAATATGGTGTCCTAGTAGCTGATTACGATCCTTTCTGGGGATTTACTAGTTACGAACATGGATATCTTGATCGTGTCACTTACTGGATGGAACTTGTCCTTCCTCCAGAAGAATCAATAGCGAACTAAGTTTCACTGGCGTTGAGGCGTTGAGGTTGGATTGTTGGAATAGTTGAGGTTAAAAAGAAACTTATGGGATTATCAGTAGAGAAAGAAGAACAGCTGGCTGAGTTAAAAAGTGCAGTCATGTTTCTAGTAGAAGCTATGATTAAAGGCGGTGTCGACTTATCTCCAGAAGAGATGGTCGATGCGGCCTTCCTGATGGTAGAACGTATAAACAGTAAACTATATGGCAAAGAGTAGAGTTATATCTTCTACAGCTTCATGTACTGACATGTTTCAAAGGTACCTGATGTCGGAGATGCCAGGCGTTGAGGTGGTCAAGGAATACATGTTCCACTACACTCGTAAGTGGCGCTTTGATTATGCTATTCCTGAGCTCAAGGTAGCAATAGAAATAGACGGAGGTGTTTGGGATTATGGGCGTCACAACAGACCGCAAGGCTATATTGACGACATGGAGAAGCTTAACAATGCAGCATCGTTGGGATGGTTAGTATTAAGATTTACAACCCATGATAGGTTGATGATGTCAACCTTATCATTGATTAAGCAGACGGTTGAACTAAGAAGAAAGGAGGCAGCTGATGAAGGTAACAGGTAAGTTGAAGCTATTGTGTAGTCGGTGTAAGTATTACAGAACAATCGTCTACGCTGACGGGGGATGTTCTATGGGCTGTCTGAAGGAGTTTACTAACGGATATCCGGTTGATATCCGAAACATGGAGTCATGTCCGCGAACACGGAGAAAACGACAGAAGATAGAAGTTGAGCCATCAGAGCTACTGAGTGTTCTCGGTAAGATATATACTGAATGTTCTGCACATCCGATGCACCTAGCGCTCTATCAGTTTCTGTCTGATGGTGGTGCTACTGTGAAGCGCTATAAAGATTCAATAGGTCAAACTCTGACATCGTTGGGAATACTGAAGGTAGTGTCGGTCGGAGTGGAAGGCAAGAGAGGAAATAACCGCGTCTATCGTTGGAATCTAGAGAAGTTTGGCCCGCCATCGCTGATGATGGTTGATAAGATAATCAAGACGATGTCTGAGACTATTGAGGATGATAGGCTGGAGAGACTGGCTAAGACTTTCTCAAGCGAGCTTCCGCGATCTAGGACATTGGAGATTAGCGAAGGTGCCACACCATGTGAAATGTGTTGGATGAAGGATGTTACTGACTGTCGTCAGAAGTTGTTGGTAATGGGACTGGACTGTAAAAAGGTAAACATTAATACTATTAGATATGGCAAATCTAGCGTGGGACAGCAAGGCGAGGATACAGAAGGTCGCTGATGGTTCGTATGTCAGAGAGCGCTCGGCAGATCTCTATCACACAGCAAGATGGACGAAGCTGAGCAAAGCGTTCAGAGCGTCACATCCTCTGTGTGCAGAGTGTGCGTCAAAAGGTATAATCAAGCCGGCTCAGGTGACTGACCATATCATCCCTTATCCGGTTTGTGGTAAGGATGGATTCTTCGATACGAAGAACCTGCAGGCATTGTGTGAGGAGTGCAATCACATCAAAGGTCAGTCTGATAAGATGATTATTGCTCACTGGAGACGAGAGAGAGCACGCGCAGAGGGGTAGGGGGTCTGAATCTCTCGCGGGTCATCGCTCAAGACCACACCCCAGAAAAACTTGTGCAATGTCAAAATTTTCGGAATTTGGGAAAACCGTGAAATCTTGAAATTTTGGACCTCAGCGGCCTTTAGGGTTTCATAAGTTGATACAGAAATGGGAAGGAAAAAGGAAGATATAGCTGACAAGAAGCTTCGTGGCACCGTTCGCAAGGATAGGGTCCAGGTTGAGACTGCGGATCCTGGAAAACCTATGACGGATTGGGCGGCGGCAAGAAGTGTGTCGGGCTACTCAGATTTATCGATGAGGGCGAAGGCTCTCTATCGTCAGAAATGTAAGGAGCTGATTTCTGGTGCCGGTCTCTATGTTACCGACCTCCATCAGATCATTATGTATGCTCACGCCTACGATAGGTTCTGGACATATGAAGATGCGGTGCAGGAATACGGCGCTGTGGTGAAGGTGAAGTCAAAGTTTGGTGAGACTCTTATTGCAAATCCGGCTGTCAAGATGCAGAGGGATGCGCTGAAGGATGTGACAGCTATTGCGGCTCGCTTCGGCTTCTCTCCAGTGGACCGAGCAAAGCTGAAGCTGGAGGTAAAGGAGGAGGATCCTTTAGCGGAATTTATGAAGGAGTTCGGTGGCACAGAAAAGTAGAGACATAGAGCTTATCGTTAACGAGTACGTCGCGGATGTCATATCCGGTAAACTGCCTAGCTGCAAGATGATCATTGCGGCTTGTCAGCGTTATAAGGATGATTGGCTTCGTGACGATCTCTATTTTGACTGGGTGCCGGTCAAACGCTTTTGTGCTTTCGCTTCTAGCCTTAAACACTTCAAAGGTGAGCTTGCTGGTCAGTATCTGAAGCTGGAGCCATGGCAGGTGTTTATAGCCGCCAATATCCTCGGATGGAAACGCAAGTCAACTAAGAGAAGGCGTTATACCTATGCAGATGTCTTCGTTCCTCGTAAGAATGGTAAGACTACCTATGCGGCTATCTTTGCTTTGTACTTCATGTTACTGGATGATGAGGCGGGAGCTGAGGTGTATGCGGCTGCTGTCGACCGTGAACAGGCGAAGATTTGCTTTGAGGCTTCTAAGGAGATCATCCGTGGAAGCATGTTCGAGAAACTGGTCAAGCTCTATACATCCAGTATCGTCTATCCAAAGGCGGCTAGCTCTTATAAGCCGTTATCAAAAGACTCTAAGAATAAGGACGGTCTCAACCCATCATGCGCGGTCTGCGACGAGCGCCATGCGTGGCAGACCAATGAAATCTATGAGGTTATCAAGACTGGTGTCGGTGCCCGATCTCAGCCGCTTATCTTCTCAATCTCGACTGCCGGAACAGATACCTCACTCCCATACTATACCGACATTCAGGTCCTCAAGGATGTCATGCTCGGTATCAAGGAGAAGGACAATCACTTCATCATGCTGTATATGCCTGATGATGATGACCAGTGGGATAATCCTCTGACATGGCATAAGGTAAATCCTAACTACGGAATCTCTCTCTCAGCGGACTACATGGAGAATGAGTACCTAGAAGCTAAGATGCGAGGTGGTACCACACTCGCGGCTTTCTGTACCAAAAACCTTAACATGTGGGTTGATGCACCTACTGTGTGGATTGCTGATGATGTGGTGAAGGAGAATAATCAACCGCTGGATGAGTCACTGTTGCTCGGTGAGGATTGCTATGTCGGAATCGACGTGGCGTCAAAGACTGACCTTACATGTGCTTCCTTCTTCTTTCCGAAATACAAAGCTTTCAGATGTCTTTACATAGTACCAGAAGCAAAGGTGACAGAGATGGAAGACCGCGTCGATTATAGAGCCTGGGCAGAGCAAGGCTGGCTCACTGTGTCGCCAGGCAAGGTCATCGATGAGGATTGGTACATTACCAGGTTGCTTCAAGAGCTCGATAAGTATAATATCAAGTGCATAGCCTATGACCCATGGGGCATGTGGAATATGATTCAGAAGTTTGGTAGGTATCAAGAGTTTCTCATGGAGTATCAACAGTCAATCCGCTACATGTCGGTACCTACAAAGTGGTTTGAGAGTGCAGTGCTTAAGACTGAGCTGAACTTTATGTCAAATCCTATTCTAAGATGGAACATGAAAAATGTCGTAATCTACACTGATCCTAACGCCAATATCAAGCTCGACAAGGCTCGCAGCCGCAATAAGATTGACGGTGTGGTTGCTTGTGTTAATGCGATTGGAGGGTGGCTGAATTTAACTGCGGGAAAAACAGGCGAGATATACGTCTCTCACGGCCTTAGAACGGTATCCATGTAAAATAATTCGTAAACAAAATTAAAAGTTAGTTCACTTTTATATAGTGTATCAGAGAGTGGTTGTAACTTGCTGATGCTATGAGAAGAGAGACAACAAAATTACCTAGATACGACAGTATCGTCCGTCCGTTTAAGGGATGGATGGCATGGCTGCGAGGATTCCGCGTCAGCCATGACAGCTCTCCGCTTTCTCCGTACAGGCAAGACATCGATTTTGGTGTGACTGTTGATAATGGGTCAGCGATGAAGTTGTCAGCCTTCTTTGCTGGAATCCGCTTGATCTCGGAGAATATTGCGTCACTGCCTAAGTCGGTCAAGAAGGTAGACTCTTATGGTTCGTCTACATCAGACCGTCAGCATGCCGCTAATGTGATTCTTCACCATCCTAATGATTATACCAATGCTATTACCTTCTGGATGACTATTGTGTCATGGCTCAAGGGATGGGGTAACGCCTATGCATATATCAAGAGGGATAGTTTCGGAACACCTATCGCACTTCATCAAATTCATCCCAGCTGTGTCCAGGTTAAAATCATCGAAGGTCGTAAGTGGTACAAGGTGATGATCGCAGATCCTGACTTCAAATTCCTTGAGGGTACACACTCTGATGAAAATATGTTGCACTTCATGGAACTGTCTTTGGATGGTGTTATAGGCGTCAACACGGTTATCTATAACGCTGTTGCGCTCGGAAAATCACTAGCTCAGGAAAAGTTTGCAGGTGAGTTTTATCGGAAAGGAGGTAATATCAAGGCGGTCCTTGAGACTGACGGTAACCTCGGTGATGTTGCATACAACAACTTTATCAAGCATTTTAACGCATCATCGAACTTTGAGACTCCGCTTCTTGAGTATGGTATCAAATACAAGCAGCTTTCGGTTAATCCGGTTGCGGCTCAGCTTATCCAGTCTGAGACCATGAGTATTCAAGATATCGCCAGAATCCTCAATGTACCTCCTCATATGATAGCTGAGCTCTCACACGCTACCTTCAGCAATATCGAACATCAGACTATTCAGTTTGTACAGTATTCGCTTCGTCCGGTAGTTCGTAAGATAGAAGTCGAACTTGAGAATAAGCTGCTATTCTCGTCAGAAAGAGAGTCGGTTAGCATTAAGTTCTCTCTTGATGGACTTCTCAGGGGAGATACTCAGGCGAGATCAGCCTTTTATCATAATGCCATCCTTGACGGTTACATGACCAGAAACGAGGTCAGATCACTTGAAGGTCTTGAGCATGCTCCAGGTCTTGACGATTTCCTTGTTCCTCTGAATGTTGCAACAGTGGACGAGAATGGTAATATCAAGAATAACACAGCGGATAACGCTGACAATAATACTAGTGATGAGTAAGGAAATTAACGTAAGCTACAGGTCTGTAGCGTCAGAAATCCGCAAAAAGGATGAAGAGAAGCGAACCGTTACGTTTGTCGCTTCGGACGATACCAAAGACAGCGCTGGAACAGTCTTGAACCAAGACAACTGGGATTTGACTCGTTTCAATAAAAACGGAGTTATTGGTTATCAGCACAAGGTGTATGGTAGTTGGGATGCCACTGACAATCCTGATAACGTCATCGGTAAAGGCTATGCCTATGTCGAGGATAAAAAGCTCATGGTTGATATCACCTTTGAGCCGGCTGAGATTAACCCACTCGCTGAGAAGATTTTCCAGAAGATTCTTTTTGGCTCGCTGAGAGCTGTCAGTGTGGGCTTTCTCCCAGTTGGTCAGGGCAGATTCGGCGAGGGTAAGGATTCAAATACATACTACTTCGCAGGTCAGGAACTTCTTGAGGTGTCTGTAGTCAATATTCCTGCAAACCCTAATGCACTTAAAAAAAGCCTTGAGGCGGAACAGGAATATCTTGAGTCGGAGCGCAAGAGGCTTCTAGCAGAGGCTGAGAATCAGCAGGAACCACAGCAGAAAGATTCAGAAAACTCAGCGCAGCGCGATCTGGACATGGAAATGACATTAATTCAGGCAAGGGCCTACCTTGCATAATATTCACTAATATAATTCACGCTATGAGAAAAATTTCAGAGATCCGCCAGGAACTCACTCAGGCAGCAGAGGCTGCCCGCAACATTGATCGCAGCGACAAGGAGGCGTGCGAGAAGGCCATTGAAAAGGTCAATGAGCTTATCCGCGAGCTTAATGCTGCACAGGCAGCTGAGGCTGCAGCTCAGGCTCTTGCCGAGCGTTCATTTCAGGAGAAGGAGAAAGCTGCAGGCCGATCGTTCTCAATCGTTAAATTCCTTCGTGAATTGATCGATGGTAAACTTACAGGGCTAGAAAAGGATGCAGCCGAAATGGGTGCTGACGAGTATCGTCGTATCGGTCTTACGCAGAACGGTACCGTTCTTCCAGCATGCTTCCTTCGTGCATCGGGTCAAAACTACACTACTCCAGCAGATGGAGGTAATCTTATCGAGACTGCTCCAGGACGCTACATGAATGACCTTAAGGATCGTCTTATCGTTAATTCTCTCGGAGCAACTGTGCTGACTGATCTTGTCGGTACTGTGCCTTATCTCGGTTCGAATAGCTTTGTTGGAGGTTGGGGAACCGAAGGAGCCAAGGCTTCAATCGAGAAGTTGTCATTCTCAAAAGTTACACTCACACCGCACCGTAACTGGGTTGTGGGAGCATTGACTAAGGACCTTCTTCGTCAGACATCTCTCGACGTTGAGAATCTCATTAAGAACAAACTCATGGACTGTCATGCAGCAATGATTGACAAGGCTGCATTCAGCGGAACCGGCGAATCTGGCCAGCCAACCGGTATTCTTAAGACTTCTGGTATTGCTACTGTTGCTGGTGGTACTAATGGTGCTGCATTGACATGGAAGAATGTCGTCGCACTTGAGACTGCTGTCAATGCTAACAATACTAACAGAGGCAAGATGGCCTACGCTACAAATGCTAAGGTAGTAGGAGAACTCAAGACTATTGAGAAGGCTACGGGAACAGGACGATTCTTGACCGAGGATGGCAAGACACTTAACGGTTATCCTATGGACTGGACCAACCTTATCCCTTCAGATCTCACTAAGGGCACAGGTACAAAGTTATCAGCTCTGATCTTCGGTAATTGGGAGGATCTTGTTGTAGCTAGCTGGGGAGGTCTGGACATCGTGATCGACCCATTCTCAAAGTCACTTGAGGCTGAAATCGTGATGACTCTCAACGCATGGAACGACGTCAAGGTCGTAGAGCCTAAGTCATTCGCGGTTATCTCAGATGTAACTACAGCCTAAATCATTAAGCGATGGTTACGCGGTCATATACGGAAGGCTTCGAACCTTCGCTAGAGGATCTCAAGCGTCATCTGAGGATAACTTCAGATGACCTTGACGATACCTTGAAAATGTATCTGCAGGCTGCTATCGAGTCGGCAGAACATCATATCAGCAGCATTATTGCTCGCTCTGAATTTATATACGACGGTTGGTTTGTCCGTTCCTTTGATATGAAAGGTCCTGGATGTGAACTTAAGTCTGTAAAAATTGACGATGAAGACCTTGACGAGGCTGAATACACAGTCACTCGTAACACATTGCTTATTTCTCAGGATGTGACTATGTGCCAGAAGATGACCGTTACATATGAAGCCGGTATGTCTCAGGTGCCATTCGATATCAAGGCGGCTGTACTTCTGATTGCTGCTAAGCTATTCAATAATCCGGTAGACTCCGTGGAGACTTTGCCTTCAGTGGCTAAGAATCTGCTGAGACCTTATAGAAGCTGGGGGAGACATGGAGAATAACATCAATATCGGTGAATTAGACACTCTTGTAACCCTGCAAAAGGGTGAGATGACTGCGGGAGCTCAGGGTAATAAGCGCCTTGAGTTCTCGTTTCACTCAAGAGTATGGGCGAAGGTTGAGCGCAACATCAATGAGATGGTGGCTAACAGTAACCTTGAGGAAGACAATTCTATTGAGTTGACTTGCTATAAGGTCAAGGACCTGAATCGCAACTGGCGCGTGATTGTCGATGGACTTACATACGAGATCACAGCGATATCGCCTATAAGCAGAGTGTCACCGTTCTGTGTGTTATCTCTTAAAGGTATTGACTGATGGACGGTGTTAAGCTGACTGTTGATGGCCTGGACGAATGTCTCAGGATGTTTGACAATCTACCAGATAACATTCTGAAGATGGAGAAAACTGCTATGCGTAAAGCATCTGCAGCGGTCTCAAAGAATATGCGAAAGGCTATCCCTAAGAGGTTTAGAAAGCTTGTGAAATATAAGGTATATGAGGATCGCAACCGAAATACATATGTGCTCATTGGTCTGTATAACCGTAAAGAGGTAGCAGGACATCAGCCTGAAAGCGGAGATCCTGTATTTGACTGGTTCAAGGCGTACTGGGCGAACTATGGTACTCTTGCTCGTCGAGATAAAAATCATAGGTTCAAGTATGGTATTAAGCCTAAAGGTCCAGGAAACCCACGAAGACAGTCAGTCGGTCAGTCGGCTCAAAACTTCTTTGCAGGAGCGATCTCAGGATGGCAGAATGTATATGTAGAAACTTTTGAAAAAGAATTTAAAGCTAACGAGAATAAGTTATATGGTAGGTAAAGAGACTATAGGAATACGATTGACTGAACTGGCGTCGCAGTTTGTCAATTTCTTTTTTTCGGAGGCTCAGACCGAGGAATATCCTTATGCTGTATATACATCTTCTGTTACTCCGATTTACACTAAAGATGGCATCCACCATTATGAGGCTCAAGTCAACGTGATAGTGTATGCTAATGATCTTGAGACTGTCAATCCTATAGCTGAGCAGATAGCATCAGCTGTGAGGAATGATATGAACAAAGGCCAATACTTCTCGCGTCAGCTTTCTGATAGTTCGAATTGCGCGGATGAAGTGTGGTCTAGAAGTATGAGTTTTACTATTAAACAATATTGATATGGAAGGATATAATGTTGCGTTGAAGGTCAACGGTAAGACACTTGCTGGTCGCACCCAGGATGACCTTAACATTGCTGCTAAGACAAAAGACAGCCTGACTAAGGATGACATGGGTAACTCAAATGAGACTGTTACCGGACATGATGTGACACTAAAGGCTGCAGGTCTTATGGATAATACGTCAGGGGAAGCTACAGCGCTGACTCGTGACGAGGTGATTGCATTGTCGCTTCTTACTGGAGATGCGGCTAAAATAGATGTAAGGTATGGTGCTGATGGCGGTAAGATTTACGGCGGTAAGGCTATCATTACTGGTTACTCGGAGTCTACCAATGCACAGGGCGAGGCTACTTATGGTCTTGACCTTAAGATCTCAGGTGAGTTCAAGGAAGTAACAAACGCATAACTATGGAAAAGAGATATCTCACAGTCTCTGGCTCTCAGGTGAGAGTCGAGGCAAACTGGAAAGCTATTACATCGTTCCTTACTTCAGTAGGCCGTAATAGCCTGCAGGGTATCACTGACCTTGCGAATCTTCCTCCTACAGACATGGCTCCGCTTATGGCTGCATGTCTTAATGAAGGTGAGCGTCTTGACGGTAGAGAGGCTCGTTTTTCGGGAGAATGGATTGAGGAAAACTGCAACCTTGCTGAGGTGAGCGCTTTCGTCGTTGAGTTCCTCCATCAGACAACGCCAAAGCTCCCGCAGTCTGAAGAAAAAAAAGCATAGCGTCTTCTGATCCCGCGCCTCTGACTATCGGTCAGGTCAGAGGCTGGGGTATCAGTCTTCTCCATTTGTCTAGGGATGAATTTTATTTGATGCGCCTCGACGAATTTTGGGAGGCTCTTGATGCTCACAATCAGGAAAAGGAAGCGGACAGAAGACACATAGGCGAGCTTGTCAGAGGTGCTACATTGAGGCTGTTCAACCTCCAGATCGCTCAAAAAGATAGAATCGCTGACCCGGCTAAGTTCTGGAGAATGCCATGGGATGAATTTACTACTGCTGACGAAGAACAGGCTAAGTTTAATGCAATGACCGATAAAGAGAGAGCTGATAACGCTAAGGATTTTCTAAAAAAAATAGGTTGGTAATATGGCAGGTAATAGCGCTGAGATGAAGGTCAAAGCGACCATGGATAACTCGGACCTGAAGAAAAAAGCCAAAGAGTCGAAAGACGCTTTAAAGGACTTTGCTAAGATTGGCGAAGATGCTGTAAGTTCGCTAGGTAGCGCCTTTGGCGTCAATGTCGATCAGATCAAGAAGATGAGTTCCGCTATAGAAGGGCTAGGTATTCGGCTAGAAAGTACTGGCAACAAGGTAGCGGCGTCGTTTGGAAAAATGCTGACATCTGTAAGTGGATTTGCTGCCGCTGTTGTTGCTCTTCCACTTGCTGGCGCTATAGCCGGATTCAAGGCGCTGAATTCTGAGGCTGAAGCTTTCAAAAATACAGTTGCCGGAGCCAATATTGAGCTGGCATCCTCTGCGTATGTGGCGACTTATAAGCAATTTTTACGAGATTCTCGCCGAGAGATAGGGGAGTCTGCTGCTAAGGAGATTTCCACATTCGGCAAGGAGATGTCCAAGATCTGGGCGAATATTAGCGGCCTTGCAATGTCTGGATACTTTGGCGCTGGCGCGGGAAACTACAATACAGATGCGCTTCTCCAATTCCGTGCTACAGCTTCCGAGGCAGAGGCTCGCGCCAGCAAGGCGGAGCAATACATGAATCGCATATTCAGAATTCAACGTCTCATATCTGACTCGGCCGTTGAATGGGCGAAATTAGAGCGGGAGATTGCGGAGTATAAAAGAATTGCATATGATAAGACTGCAGATACGGTAGAGAGGCAAGAAGCATTGGCAAAGGCTAATGAACTTATTGTCTCCAGATATGAAGACGAAGCTGTGCTCCGTAACCGTCTTGCCAATATGCAGGCGAAAATGAACGATTTGTCAAGTTCGTCGATCGCTGATATTGATAAGGCTAATCAGCTAAGGATAGAGGCAGACAGAGTTGTCGAAAATATGAATAACAAACTTCGAGAAACTGGCGAGCTTCAGGCAACTTTAGCGGATAAAGCTCAGAAGGAGGCAGAGGCAAGGCAGGCGGCGCTCGAGGCAATGCAGAAGATGGCAGCAGAGCGGAAGGCGCTGAAGGAGTGGGGAGCCATATCCGAAGGCAACACCTTAAAGGATTCTCTCCCAGGACGGCTTGCCGCTCCTGATGCGGGAATCGCGATACCGGTTACTCCGGTGCTGGATACCGAATCGGTGGTAGACATCACCAACGAGCTTCAGTCGGTGCTGACGTCTGCATTCGATAGCATCGGTACATCTCTCGGTGGCCTCATCGGGGATCTCGCGACTGGTGGAGATGCCTGGAATAATTTTACCAATTCCGCCATCTCTGCATTCGGAGATATGGCAGTATCCATAGGTAAAATGGCGATATCTACGGGTGTCGCGACGCTTGGAATCAAGGCAGCTCTCGAATCTCTTAATCCATACGTGGCAATCGCTGCCGGTACGGCGCTCGTGGCGCTCGGTATGGCGGTCAAGTCCGGACTAAGCAATATTGCCAGTGGAAATTATAGTTCATCTAACTCTGTAGCTACGTCCGGTTATGGGTCATCGTCAGTTAGCAATGCATTTGAAACCCGTGAGGTTGAGGTCAGCGTAAAAGGTACTCTATATGCTTCCGGTAATCAGCTTTTGGCAGTGATCGAGAACGAGAATAACCGCAAGAACCATACAACATAATGGCAACATACGGAAACCGTTTTATTTTCGAATTTTTCGCTCAGAATGGCGATGATGTCGATATATTTATCAGTAAGAAGAACTATAGCGGACAGAGCGTGTATAGACCTGTCGGACGCCCTCCTATTCTCAAGAGAGAGCGCAACGGCTGTATCCTAGGAACATCGCTGGAAATCTATGCGGAGAGCCGCGTAGATGGCGAATATGCAGAGCTGTATACTTCTTCTGCTGACGAGTATAAGGTGACAGTATATAAGAACAGAATACTTCAGTGGGTAGGTTTTGTCAGTCCTGAGTTGTATTCTGAACCAGATATAGCGCCTCCATACGACGTTCAGATCATAGCTACTGATGGACTTGGAGAACTAAAGAATACATACTTCGAGCAGTCGGCTATGATGATATCACTGCGCGAGCATCTGACTTATATTCTGTCAAAGACAGCTCTTACGTTAGACCTTGATTTTGTGTCTTCACTTCAATGGGATGACGAGGCGCAAAGTAATCCGCCTGATCTCTTGCTGGATTTGAAAGTGAATCTTAAACCTTACAAGGGTCTATATGATTATGAAGTTCTGCAGAAAATATTGATGTCTCTAGGTGCATGCATTACACAGCAAAACGGCAAATGGGTAATTATACGAGAGTCTGACATATATGCCAATCTTGGCAAACTACCATCTGCCTCATTTGGATCTGCCAACAAAGCAGACTGGTGGCCTATTGGAAATATGTCTACAGATGTGATTCCGGCTAAGAAAATGATTACGCTGATCCAGAAGAATTCATATGTGGATAGTCTGATTGCGCCTATGTGGACTGGCATTGCAGGAGGATGGAATTTGACAAACGTACACTATGATGAAGATGATGGAGCTTTTATCATCCCGACTAATGGCAAGGCAGAAGTAAAAATAGAGTTTCCGTTATATCCTCTTGATAAGGCTCTTAAATTTCGTATCAAAGCAAGGCAGAAAGGGGATTCGGGGAATGCACCAGATGAGCCGGGAGATGGAGCACCATTTTTTGTTCAAATTAAGGCTGCTGCACGATTCAAAGGTATTAATACTGACTTATGGCTCACTTACGAATGGTCTTCTACACAATATAAATATGTGCAGAAATGGGTTGATTCTTCATGGCAATACGAACTTGATGTGCCAAAATCTGAAACTGTAGAAAATGTGCTCGTATTGCCTGCAGTATCTGGGCTTGAAATTGACAGCATTACAATATTAATACAGCCATATTTAACAAAGGGATTAGCTGTGTACGATGTGCTACTTCAAGCTGATAATCAGATACCGGGTTTATCTCTTGTCGCAAAAGTATCTAATAATGCTCGCGAAGAATACGATGCTGAAGTCTCTATGTCGAGCTCGGCCGATCCATTGTCGGCAGATTTTATGTACGGTGTTCTGCGATTAGACGGTGGCATTACTCGCTGGCATACGCCGTATAATTCTGCGCCAGATCTGTTGAGGTTCATCGCTAAAGATTATGCTATGCAGATGGCGCTGCCGAGAATGAGGTATCGAGGTAAATTGAATGTGCCTGCAATGGGTACTCCAGTAGTGCCGATGCTGTTTATCCGTGATAATACGTATTATTTCCTGAATACCTATTCCTATGATCTACTCAACGACGAACTTGAAGTAGAGCTTATCAGCATACCAAATGCCAGTGTTCAGATCGAGTCCGAGACCGTTACAGAGTTAGAACCTGGTACCGGAGGAGGCAGCAGTTCAGGATCTGGCGGGGGCTCATCGGGAGGCGGCTCTACTACTGGAGGCAGCAATTCTTTGTCAGGGCTGATAGATGTAAATCTTCAAAATCTTCAAGATGGCCAGGTGTTGGCGTACGACCAAAGAAATAATGTGTGGCGAAATATAGCTGCATTAGCTGGTGGAAGTGCAGCTCTGGAGAATGAAGTCAATGCAGATGTCGCAGTCGGATTCATCAGCAAGAACACTTCACTATACGAAGGAATGACCTTCACCGATTTTGTCGAGATGATGTTCTCGCAGGGTGTGAAGGTGTACAAGCCTTCCGTCACTCTCAGCGGTGTGCCTTCGCAACCTATCGAGGTAGGTTCGGAAGTTACTCTGAATGTGACAAGCTCATTCAAGGATGGATACTTCGCTGGCACTGACGAGGGAACAACGAAGGCAGGCTGTCAGCCTGAGAATGCATCATTCTCACTCGACAATAATGCCGTGACGATGCCTCATACCTTCACCGCAGAAGCACCGATGATTCATACCATTCAGGTGGCTCAACCTTACGGTGCATCCACCGTCACGCCAATCAAGGGCGGTTCAGAACTTGAGGATAGCATCCCTGCCGGAACAGCGAGCGCAGAGTCTACCTTCGTGGTGGGTTATCGTGCCTTCTGGGGATATATGACTGATGACGAGGCTGAGAGCATTGATTCGGCAGCTATTCGTGGTCTTGAGCATATCGACGCCATCATCAATCCAACGCAGAATGTCATCACTCTGCTGAATACCAAGTATGAGATTCCGGGCGGTCAGGACATCATCATCGCAGTGCCGGAAGGCTACGCACTCGGAGAAGTGAAGGATGAGGATGGTGACTTCGCAAAGGCGTTCAAGGCATTGGATGATGTGGTGGTGAAGTGCGCTGGTACTGCAACTAAGACCTACAAGGTATATCGCTTCGACAATGGTACACCTTATCCGATGGAGATATTATCAATAACGATTAAGAAGGCATAATGGCAGCAATAATATTCACCGAAGCCACTAAGGCTTATCCGAGAACAATAGCACCGGCAGGCAAGTATCCGATTGTCGGTGACAGGATATATGCTACTCTGCAAGATGCACAGGATTATGTAGATGGCAAGTCATCCAGCAAGTCAGCCATTCCGGGCATCTATCTTTCCGTGATTGCTGATGGAGACAATAATGGTGCATATTGGGTGGCACAGGCAGCCGGATACGATGGTGCAGAAAAGGGAGTTCTTCAGAAGATGGGCGAAGGTGGTGGTTCATCTGGCGGTGGCGGTGGTGAAGTCACCTTCTCACTGGCATCGAATACCACGAATGCAGTGTCATTGACAATCAATGGGGATACTGAGAATATTACTGCTGCTACTCTGAAGACATCGTTGGGCCTCAAGGCATTGGCGTATAAGGCTTCTCTTGCATATTCGGAAGTAACGGGTAAGCCCACAACATTAAAAGACCACGGATATGCGGATTCGGTATTGTACCAGAATGGGATTGACACTTCTTCTGACTATCGAAAGATAGGATATGCTCACGCGAGCACAGGATGGTATTCAAGTGGTCCCGCTATGATATTCGGCGTGGCTTCTTACAATCTTGCGATGCAATGCCAAATCAACTCCGGCGATGCCGTTCATTTGTATGCAAGGCAGAAGTATAATGGCGTGGAGCATGGCTGGGATAGAATTCTTACGCGAAATTCATTGGCATTAAGCACTTACGCGCTGGGTATCCGCACGGATAGCCCTGCGTATCCATTGGATGTTAACGGCGAGATAAATTCAACTAACTATCGAGCAGGTGGATATCTTACTTCCGATCCAACAAGTTCATTCCTCACTACCGTATTCGGAACTACCGATTCAGTCGGCACAAAGATGAGAGCAATGCGAGGACCTGGAAGCGGATATGATAGAATAGTTCCTCCTTATGGCCCTATCTTGGCAATAAGGACATTTGATACTTACTGCTACCTATCACTTGCATATCGTTCAAATGATAAAGCGAAATGCTATATCGGTGGTGGTACTTCTGAAGCAACGATGTGGTCTGGAGCATTATTCCACGATGATATATCTCTTATTCCACGATGGGATAACACGCATACATTAGGAGATTCATCCAAGAGGTGGAAAGAAGTTCACGCAGTCAGCATCAAGATAGGTGATGCAACGATAACTTGGGATTCATCGGCAGGGATGTTAAAGGCAGACAAAGGCATCTATTCAACAGCAGATATTGTAGCAGGTAAATAATGGCATACGATAGCACGAATAAGAAGATTACTGCACCGGTGGCAATGGCAGATATCGCCACTGCTCTCGGTGTGAATAGCCAGAGCCTTATCACTCTTGTGGATTCCGGCAAGGTCAATGTCGATTCGCTGATTCGACCATACGAAGCAGGGAAGCCGAATCAGACCATCGCGGAAATCAAGGCTGGAGGTGATGACGGATTGTTCGGATATACCATTCCATCGACAACGAATATGAATGTGCGAGATCTGTGGATGAAGGTGTGGTCAAATAATCCTCCGACAAAGTGGTGTCATATGCTGCACTTCGATGGCTACTGCCACGCCTTATACTTCAAGGATTATCCGTTCAAGATGAAGATTCAGAGGGCTGGTTCCGCGTGGGTAGTGGAGTATGAGTGTCACAATGACATCGTAGGCGTGGTCAATCCCGGAGCGATGAATGCGCTGAAGAACTACTATCCGGCATTTCAAGTGTTCGCACAAGGCTCACCATCTACCGTTCCAGCAACATCGCCTACCTTCTCTTGGTGTGGTTCTCAGACAGTCGGAGCAGGGCGAAGCGGTGAGTATCTCTATGAGATGGGATTATCGAACAACGCAACCTACTATGTCATTCCTTTCCTCTCGCAGTACAAGTTCACTTCCTTCAAGGGTGGCAATACCGGCATTCCTGGAACGAAGTATGCGATGATATATGGGGATTGGAAGATTACGGATTGGGCAATCTCGCAGGGCGCAGTATCAGTAACGAAGTACGATGCGTGGATTACCATCGACAACTTGTCATCGTATGCGATTACTGCGACTTTCGGTTATCGCTTCCTTGTGGACAACCTCTATATTGCTCCGACATACCGATACACAGTGTACAATGCAAATGGATTGGCAGTGTATAATCAGGCATCATTTGTGGCAGTCACATCATCCTTCTACGGCTCGGTGAATACGACTTACGAATTTCCGGTAATCATCAGTAAGGTGAATCCTTCGACCGGAGAGCCGTGGCCTTCCGGATACACCATCAGAGTATATCACAAGGAGCAGACATCTGCTGACGGACCGAAAGAATTTTATCAGGACTATTTAATACCATAAATAATGAAGAAGTATCAAGTAATCAATTTTCATCACCTTCTATCTCAGATTGATTTGCAGAAGGTGGACAAGGAGGCACGGTCGAAGCTCATCAGCCTCGATATCATTCTCGGTGACATCGTTGACGAACACAATGCAGAGATCGAGAAGGTCAAGGCAAGACTCAGCAAGGGACACGAAGATGCCATTGCTGAGGTGTCTGCGCTAATGTCAGAACTGCAAGTCGCAGACGAGGCAAGAAAGGCTGAAATCGTGACGAAAATTGATAGTAATACCGAGTATGCTACCATTCAAAATCAACTCAATGAGGAGGTGAATAAAAGGCTTGTCGAGGATGTCAATGCCGCCATTGAGAAGGTAGCATCGGCAGACCTCGCGCAATGGTGTGCGGATAGTGGCATAAGCATCACTCTCGACCTGCTCCGAGAGTTCAGGAGAGCAGGGTTAACTCTTTAATATAGCTATATTATTATGATTACAGGATTTACCGAAATGAAAAGTCGCATCACTAAGACAGTGAGTGCGGAGTCAGGCAATTACAAGCTCAATGCGACTGCCGTTATCGAGGATGGAAAAATCATCTCAATGTCCGGCAATGTGACCACAGGTCAGCCGGAGGATGCAATGGGTATCACCTTCGATGCATACCGCAACGGAAGCGATCTGAAGGTAAACTACCACAATATCGCATCAGACGAGAGGGAGACTCTTGACATCATCTCTGCAATGGTAGATGCTATTGTGTCTCGCTACGAGGCCTAAGAAGAACTTAACCTATGGAAAAGAGACACGCAGATAAATATATATTCTTCGTTTGCCTCGGAATGGCAATATTGCTCTTTATCGGTGGCTTCTTCTGTCCACCAATGGGAGTGATTGACGGCTCAGTGCTGACTGCTGGCGGCATCCTTCTCGGCTTCGCTACTCTTGCAGTGGCCGGTCAGAATCTCGCCAATGGCAAGGATGTTATTTTCCACCACGGTGAGACCGAAGTCACCATTGGTGACAATGAGGAGGAAGGCAATGGCTAATTTCTACGATTTCGCTCCGCTTCTCCATTCCCTGGAGAAAGGTATCAGTAACAGAGCATCCGACCGCGGAGGATTCACGGTTGATGGTGTGACCCTTACCACGTTCCGGCAGTTCTATGGTCAGGACAAGACAGAAGATGATCTCCGCAATATGACAAGGTCTCAGTGGCGGCATATTATGAAGACTGGCTACTGGGATGTCTGCAAGGCAGACCGGATAGATGATCAGAAGTTAGCGGAACTGATCGTTGACTGGTGCGTGAATTCCGGCACTGCCAGGATCAGGAACGTGCAGACAATTCTTGGTGTACGGCCAGATGGCTGTGTCGGGACTATCACGCTCGGAGCGATCAATGGAGGTGATGCCGATGAGTTATATCGCAGGATAATGACTGCAAGGCGTGGATGGTTTGAGAGGATCGTGCGGAATGACCCTCGGCAGAAGGTCAATTTGCACGGATGGATGAACCGATTAAAACGACTTGAAAATGGCAAATAGACTTGCTTATATCGCGCTGATATTTGTCGTAGCATCTTGTGCAGCTCCGAAGGTGGTGATTCAGCAGAGGGATTCAACGGTAATCCATATCAAGGATTCCTTGATCCTGCGTGACAGCATCATCTTTGTTCCGATTCCTATGGGCGAGGACAAGGCCAAGCTACCGGACACCGACACTTCATTCCTTCAGACGTCAGTGGCTGAGAGTGAGGCATTCGTAAAGGATGGGATATTGCACCATTCTTTACGCAACAGAGCCGAAGCGGTCATTCCGATAAGGGTGACTATCCCGGAACGAATCAGAACAGAAGATAAGGGATTGATTCGCTACCTGAAGACTGTTGAACGTATAGAAGTAAAGAAAGAGCTTAGCCGGTGGCAAAAATTTATAATGACGATAGGCTACTCTTTTCTGATAGCGGTCTTAGGATGGCTGATATGGAAGCTGTCAAAATTCTTCATGTAATGTACATAAATGCACAAATGCTAAACATAATAAGGCTATAATGGTCATTCAGATGTGCAAAACTGTACAATAGATGTAGGTAAATGTGCTTTAACATGACACAACTAGGCTTTTTCTTGCTATGAAATAAGAGGCGCTTTTGTATGAAGTAACTTTATGAGTCACAATAATATTGTGGCTCTTTTTTTGTTTTCTAGCTTGTCGGTTAGTAAGTTAGACAATGGGAGCTAATGAGTATTACAAGAAGACTGTTGAGGTGGTATCTAGCCTTACAGGATTGACAGAGGGTGAGATTATTGGCAAGAGGCGCTTGAGAGAGCTCGTGGATGCCAGATGCTTGATTGTAATGTTGATGAGAGATGCTGGGTATTATCCTACTCAGATAGCTCCCATAATGAATGTCTCTGTACGATGGGTTCAAAAGATAGTACAGAGCTTTGACGACAGAGTGCGTTATTCGCCGGATCCTATGTTACGAATCAACTGGGAACAAGCCGCGAAGATACTCTGAATCAACTGATAGGTTGAGGGTGTGATATATATAACCTTTGCGGCAGAATATTATTAGATATTCTGCCAAAGCCCAAAGGCGTTAGAGGGCACTAATATGTTCTATTATGGAAGGTAATAATTATCTAACACCTGGCGATCTCGCTCTCTATGAGCAACGCAAGTACGGTTACACATGTGATGCCGGATATGGCTATCATGACAGAAAGAGAGCTAGCGGTACTGCGATCGCTGCAGTAGCTATTGCCGGCGCGGCAGCAGCTGCTGTGGTTGCGGTTGCAGCAACAATGAATGCTACATCAAAGGCTCGCGCAAAAGGAAACGAGAGAGCAATCGACATTATCGCTCAGGGCATGATCCAGGAACGCCAGTCACGTGAGGCATGGCAGAACTACCACGCTCCTACTACTACACAGTATGTGGACGTGCAGACCGGAGCCGGTGCATTTTCCGGAGCCGGAGCGAATGCCGCTGCAGCAGCTTTTGCGATGCAGAACAACGGTCTCAACTCCGCTATCGGCGGCTGTAACTTTCTGAGAGTGTGCCGCTACAGCGCTCCTCAGCCATGCGGCTGCGACTCTTGCGGTCAGTAATCTGTTTCGGGCAGAGAGGTGGAGACATCTCTCTGTCTGCTAAATCCAGAACATTATGTTTGGCAAACCGGCTATCAACATGAATGAGATCGTACCGACATCAAAGATGAGCTTGAAGATGAGCTGCATCAGAGCTTGCAACAATGACGTTGCCAAGGCTGCCGAGCTCTACGAGTTTCTGGTGAAGGACATCGAGAGTCTTCCTGACTTTGATGTGAGACCGCCTTCGACCTTCGATCAGATCAAGGGCGTGGCAGGAGAAATTTTCGGATGGTTAGATCAGAACCAGGACAAGATCATCGGTGCATACAATTTTATACAATCAGCAAGGGGCGGAGTTCCGATAGGTGCAGCGGGTGCCCCGGTTCCAAATGTCCCACCAATTCCTGAATAGTTATGCAGCCATACAAGATCGAGATTTACGTGTATGCCGAGACAGAGGAAGAAGCTGCAAGGGTGCAGCGCTCGGCCATCAATCTGGTAAAGGACAAGTATCAGTCCGGCATACTTATCACTGCTGACAAGCTAGCAAATGCTATAGACAAGTTCAAGGACAGTTATATAGTTAATCAATACTTTAAATGATGGAAAAGCAGCCTAGAAACATCTTCGAACAGATCCTTTTCGGACTCGAAGCTACTAACGCAAACATAGTGGCATTATCAGAAGAGATTGCCATTATCCGTCAGGATATTGACGCATTGAAATCTGCGCTATACATAAACAACTCCGAGCCTAACGCTCTCGGCGCGGTGAAAAGTGAAACAGTAGAGGGCATAAATATTTAAGTGTTATGAGTTGTAACAAAATCAATTCAGCAGTGATCACTCCGGTGTTAGCTGCCGGCTCCGTCGCCTCGCCGTACTATTTTCAGGTGAACATCTCTCAGCGACTGTGCTGGCCGGCCTGTGCTGACCAGACTCCGGTCTTCAATCCGTCTTTCTCTCTTGAGAGCGTATCTCAGGTAGGAACCGGCGAGTACGTTGCAACAATCAAGGTGGAAGGTGTGATCTCCTACGTTCCTTGTGGCCAGAACGTATGCTGTACCAAATCTCAGTTGGTGTCTCAGACCTTCACTATCCCTATTGCCTCTGCCACTGCTCCGGCAAATGTGACTTTGTCGCAAGGCGTGAGCATCAATAACGTCAGCGTGGGTGCATGTCAGAGCTGCGGAAGATCATTCGTGAGTGAGACTCCGCTGGTAGTAACGGTGGCATAGCCATGATCTGGATAGCAATAATAGTCATGATTGGTGCGTGCCTTGCACAGCATTTGGGCCTATCTCAGGCCATTGCAGGCGTCGTTTTTAAGATTGCCAAATGTTCTAAATGCCTTTCTTTCTGGTGCGTGTTTTTTGTGCTGGTAATGTCGAAATGTAGTCTTGTCATGGCATTATTGCTATCCGTTTTAATGGCATACCTATCACATTACTTTAATATCGTTTTGATGTTTTTAAATAATCTGTATGACTGGTTATGGCAAAAAGGAAACAAATAGATGATGACCTTAAAGAATCGTCAGACGTTATTGTTCACGAAGCGCAGCTGCTTTTAAAACGTAAAAATGTTAAATATAAACCACTTCCTAAATTTAAAAGTGGTTGTAATAACTGTTAAAATATATGGAAGACCTAAAGAAAATGTACGACGAGCTGTATGATGATATGGCTACGGCAAAAGACCCGAAAAAGATGATGATTTTTGGCGAAGCTGAAAAGTGGATATTCCATTCTCTCGCTGATAAACATCCTGAAATTGCGGAAATGTGGCTCACTAAGCTCGAAGCTGGTAAGTGGCATAATTATCTGTCTAAATCTGAAGCGGAGCAGATTGCGTCTAAGCTGCTGAATCAAGATGGAACACGGGGGCCTCACTGGTCATATGAGACTTTTAAGGATGCTGTTGAGTCTGTAGGTGGAAACATGACAGATGAACCTTATTATAATTCATGGGCTTTATGGGTAACAGCCAATATGAAGTATTCGGACCATCATAAGAGTTCGTCTGAGTTTGTTCCTTCAGATCAGGAACCTCGTTATTTTTATATGATGGCAGTAGAGTCTTTAAAAGATCCAGATAGACCTAATTTTGTGCGAGAATACTACAAGTTATAGCTGGTTTAACCTAATAATATAATAGGTATAGTTTTACATTTGTTTTACAATTTATATAAAACTATAAAAATATAAATGATGTAACGTACTGAAAGTAAGTGACATAAGATACAAAATAGTGAAAGGTTTCCTAAACTTTAGATAGCAGTTCGATTCTGCTCGGGGCTACGTTAAGTCGGAAGTTGCTGAAAATAAGCGATTTCCGACTTTTAATGTTGCTCAAATGCAAGATTATTTAAGGGCGATATATTGGATTTAATGGGATAATCACATATATTCGCATCGGGTTTGTTTTACAAATGTTTTGCAAAAATGGGTGTTACATTCAAGATTTTACTCGATGACCGCTATAAGAAGGCGGATGGCTCCAACTTCCTCAGAATAAGGGTGACGCACCAAAGAAGGAGTAAATATATCCGCACAAATATAGCCATTTTGCCGGAAGACTTGACAAAAAGTGGCAATATCAAAGACGAAGACAAGAAGGACCTTGCTGATGATCTTAAAAAGAGAATGAGAAAGGCGGCTGACTCTATCGAGCATTACAAGCTGAAGTCTATGACCGTTGAGGATGTCGTGGAGTATATCGATGCTAAGCTGGCTGAGCCGGAAATCTTCGAGCTTGATTTCATTGAGTATGGTCTTAAGGTGGCAGACAAAAAAAAGAAAGGAACTGGAGATGTGTATAGGACATCTCTTAACGCCTTGCTTCGATTCTTTAAGGGTCGTCATCCTGATATCAAGGAAATCACTGTGCGTAACCTCTATGCCTTTGAGGAGTTTATCATAAATGAGCCTGTAGTCAAGGTCAACTGGAGAACCGGAACAGAAAAGCAGATAAAAAAGACCAAGGGCCGCAGGGCTCCGTCTCAGTATATCGGTGCATTCCGTCATATCTATAACTGCGCCAGGAAAGAGTTTAATGACCCTGATCTCGGAATATTTCGCATCCCTAACGATCCATTTGAATACTACAGCGTTCCTAAGATTCCTGCGTCAGTTCATAAAGCTATCCCAGTTGAGGTTATCCAGATGATGATAGACACAAGGAAGGAGCTTACTGGAAGAATACGCATGGCTGTAGATGCCTTTCTTATCAGCTTTGGTCTATGTGGTATCAATGCGACAGATATGTTTATGTGTGAAAAAGCTAAGAAAGGTATAGTACATTATTTCAGATCCAAGACAACGGATAGGAAGGATGACAAAGCTGAGATGTTTGTCCGCATCGAGCCTTGTATCCAGATGATCATGAAAGACTATAAAGACTTAGAGAAACAGTTCGATTATCATAAACGCTATGCTAACAGAGATGTATTTACTACAGCTTTGAATCAGGGGTTGAGGATTTGGCAGAAGCGCTACAAACAGCAGGATTTTACGTTCTACGCGGCTCGTCATTCATGGGGAACGGTCGCTGGTAGCTCAAAATGTAATATAGATGACAGAGTGATATCCGTCGGTATGTCTCATGCTGATGAAAGAAATAAAATGAACAGTATCTATGTGAAGTTTGACTGGAATCAGCTATATGAGGCTAACGCTAAGGTCCTTCAAGTCTTTGATTGGAAATAAAGAAAGTTAGTTCGCAGTACGATAGATGGCATGTGGTTTGCCTTATGTTGAGGTGTTTTAAAACTTGTTTTTATGGAATACATCAACTTTAACGGATGCGGTCATATCCGCACTAAGGCAGACCTTATGAAGTATGCTCTTGAGAATACTTTTAAAAGGGACTCTCATGGAGGATTTGCCAGCTACGATTATGATGAGGCATTGAAGTTATATGAGTTCTTTCTACAGCGGGTAGCTCTGCCCGATACAGAACCTTCACCGACTGAAGGTCTAATGAATCAACTTGGAACTCTTTTCAAAGATCCAGTCGCAAACACTGTTTGCAGATAAGTCACATACGGCATATGATTTGCTATATGTAACGTGCTTCTGCATCATCGGTGTTCTGCCATATCTGAAAGATGCAATAAGGGTGAGGTTTTGTCGGTACCTCACCCTTTCTTGTTATTCGGCGCTTTGCTTAGCCTGTTCTTTGAGTTCGTGTCTATCCTGAAGGTAGGCTTCACTTGCTTTGACAATGGTCTCAAAACCGCGTAAAATGGCTCTCAGAATAAAGCCGGAAATTGCAGAGACTATTAATACGGCTCCTATTGTCAACGGCGCTGTTTCTCCAAATGAAAATATTAGCAGTGCAATTCCTACGATTAAATCAATCCAGCTAAAAACGCCAATCCAGATTCTCGCATTATCTACAGCGTTAGAACCTTTCCAAAAAATGTCTTTGTCCATCTGTGTTGTTATATTTTACCATTCGTCATTCAGATTATTTTGCTCAGAAAATAAAGCTGTAAACATCTCGTCCAGTATTGACGCTGCAGAGTTTAAGAACATGGGTTTAAATGTTCCATCTCTTTTTAATGCATAGGTCTCTAGGCTTGTTTGTTCACCTTGCTGGCTTAGTCCGGTTGTGGTATTACCAATAAAATTAATCTGGTTTACAGTCACTCTATATCTGCCTTCTTTTTGTTGGATTCTTACAAAGGCTGTTATATTGGATAAAGTGAGGTACATCGGTACTTCGCCACGACGTCTTCCGTTGAGGTCGACTTGCTGAGGGACAAGACGAGAAGAGATTGTTCCATTAACATTATTTATCTGGTCAAATTTGCCTGAATTTGTCAGTAAAGATACAATATCTACATCAGACTCATAAACCATCTGCCAATAGGCTTTATTATCTTCAGAATTGAAGTTATATGACTGTGCGTGTAAAATGCTTACACTAGCCAAAAGTAAAAGTGATAATACTAGTTTCTTCATGTTTCAAAAATTTGTATTGCTAAAGATTGATTTGGCACAAGTTGTGAAATGTCCGGCGTAACGGACTTTGAGAGTATATGAAACCAGGTAACTACTTCCTCTGCCCTAAGAGGGCTATCAGATCTGAGTTCTGTTTGAGGGCGATCTCCGTAAGCCTTCGCTGTGCAGCGACCTCCGCTATGAGACTCGCGATGGTTTCATCCGTATTGACTCTAATATTATTCTCTTTTATCTCTTCTCCCGCGATAGATATCGAATGATTATCTGCGATTGCTGAAGTAGTCTTCAGCATCTCGCCTTCTCCAGTTCGGAGCCAATTTTCGTTTAACTCAGGAATTGCTTGAGTGATTTTGTGAATTGCTTTGTCACTTATTTGTCTCTTTCCTGTCACTAATTCAGAGAACTGTGTTCTGCTGATACCTACTATTTCTGCTAATTCCGCCTGAGTTAGGATGTCTCTTCGCTTTTTTAGTTCATCAATTAGGATTTTAAGTCTTTGATTCATAATACTTAACAATTTTTGAGTGAATATTAGGGATAAATAATTCACTAATTTCTTGGAAAAGTGAATTACAAATTCTATTTTTGCACTCAATAAATATACCGAATACAAATAAAATAAAAATTCATCGGAAAAACAATGGAGGGAGTTATACAGACAGTCAATGTGAGCGCCACGCTCAGAGCGATGGAGATAGGAGCGAATGTGTTTTTCGATTCCGAGGTCAACGAGATCACGTTGAGGAATGCATGTACAAGGCTCAAGTCAACAAAAGTTGGTGCCTGGAGTGTTGACAAAGTTGGTAAGAAGGGCTTCAAAGTAACAAGAACAGCTTAATCAAGTTCACAATGATAAACGCACTTGACATAATCGACCAGGTTCCTGAGCTGGCTAGGCTTATGGTCCTTGAGATGCAGAAGATTCAAAAGCCGCAGAGCGATCTCATGTCTACCAGTGAGGCATTCAGAGAGTACGGTCAGGCATGGGTGAAGAAGCTTCTCGCTAATGATCTGCTGAAGGTGGTGAAGCATGGTAACAGGAAGATGCTCTCACGCTCAGAGATGGAGAGAGCCAAGGCTAAGGAGAATGCTGCAGCTCGAATCTATGTAAAGAGGAGGTCTTCATGAGCGCGATAGATGACTTTAGCGAGAAAAATAATGCTCTCGCAGTCGGTGAGGAAAGGTATCAGAGCTATAGTCACAGCCTTCCTAATACTGAGGTAATGAGAGAGATGCTCGGTCCTGACTTCAAGGTCATAAACACTATCAATGGATGGATAATAAAGCGGTTGAGGTGAGTGATTGTGTAATCGGAACACTAGCACAATGGAAGTGCGCTGCCTGAAATGCCATAAGCAAAATGGGATTGATAATCTGGACTAGGGCGGAGGTTGAGGTTCGATTCCTCGGTGTTCCACTAATGAGGAGCCATCTTGCTGGATAGCGGCTGGGGTCATCGAAAGAGGCCCGGTAGCTCCTCAACGAGACCAGGTAGGTTAATGGTGCGGAAAACCGTCGCGTTGGAAAGTACCTACGTAAACGATGTTGTTTGAAATTCCATAATCGACGCGGAGATGATGGTTCGAATCCATTCCTGGTCACCAAAGGCAGGTGTGAACTTCCCTTTCAGAATCTAGATTTTAGGTTAGTACTAGCTCGGTTGAGGCTGGCGCTTCACCCGAGCACCAAAGAAAAAACGCTGTGAAGCGCCGTCACAAAAACACAAAGAAAATCATTGAAGAGGCTATGGTCGGTTGGCGCTGATCATAGTCACCAAGCAAAAAGTTGATCAACCATAGTAAATTCAATCAAAGTTTAATCAATCAAAAATGATTCAATCATGTCACAGAAAGAAGCAAATAAAATCAACAAGACTTTTCGCACAGTGATTATTGCATGTGCAGCTGTTTTAGTTATTGTAGCATTTGTCTATAATCCCGCACATCTATTCACAGCTGGAGTAGTATTCGCCTTTGGATGCGAAGCTGAGATAGCTAAAGCGGATGAGTTTGATTTAAGAAAGTAGGCTATGAATGAGTTTGAGAAGGTTATCAAGACATATCTTGATGAGGTTGCTGCTAAGGATATTGAGTTTTCAAAGAAGTATAATGCGAGAAAACTGATTGACAAGAACTGCATCCTCCAGTGTTGTTCATACATTACCAATACAGTCAAACAGTCAGGAAGGACAGCCTTTCACGACGATGAAATTTATGGTATGGCAATACACTTTTTTGACGAGGGACTCACTAATGACGACAAGGCTCCTAACTGCAAAATAGTGGTGCCAACAGCTGAGAAGACTACTGCTGCTGCAAAACCGAAGGTGCAGAAGCCGGTCAAGAAGCAGCCGCAGGATGACTGTCAGTTATCACTCTTTTAACTGTTGAGATATGGCGAGAACTAAGAATGAAAGAGAAGTTACATCTCTGAGCTCTCAACTTCCGTCTATGACTTCGTCTGAAAGACTTGAGGCTATGCAGGCCTTTGCCGTCATTTATATCGGAAAGCGCACTGCCTGGTGCTCCTGCTGCGGTAAGGAATTTTCGAGTGATCTGTGGGATAACAAGAAAAAGAAGACTGCCGAATGTCCTTACTGCGGAGTTAAGGCGGATGTCAAAAGGAGTGCTGGTAAAAGAACCCATGACGACAAATGGTACTTCTCCCTGGTAAGAGTGGTAGGTGAATGGCAGGTGGTAAGGTCTTTCTTTTGCGAGTCATATATCCGGAAAGGAGAACCGGTCCTCCGCAGCTCAGTGAATGAGGTGTCGCAGTGCTGGATGAAGCCGGGCTGCAAGACAATCTTCATGGGAAGGAATGTAGCAGGAGCAATGGGAGGAGCCTGCGATATATGGAGGATGGACACACCTATAAAGGTCAAATATGATCATTACAGATATCGTCTGTGCGGTGAGTCATCCAAACATGTAGAACTGCTGCCTATCATCAAGAGAAACGGCCTTAAGAAGCTCCGAAGAGAAACGGCTGCAATATCCCAACTGGAAGCAATCTTGACGGATCCTCGGGCCGAGATCATAGCAAAAGGTAAACAGTGGTCAGTCTTTGATTATTACTGCTATCATCCGTACACTGTCAGAAATGTGTGGGACAGCTTGAGAGTGGCCATGAGGCACAAGTACATCATCCGTGATGCTTCCATGTGGATTGACTATATAGAAGAGCTTGAGAAGGCAGGAAAGGATTTGAGGAATCCGGTCTTTATCTGTCCTAAGAATCTCAAGAGAGAGCACGACAGGATTCTACGCATCAAGCGCAATCTGGCTGAAAAAGCAGAGAGGGAAAGACTGCGTCAGGAGATGGAACGAGCCGCTAAGCTGGCCGACTCTCTCAATGCTGAATATAAGGAGAGAATAAAGAATGTGCTGCAGGTTGAGGTCAAGGCAGGAAAGCTATCTCTTAAGCCGCTGCAGGATATCATGGACTTCTACAAGGAAGGAGAGGAGCTTCATCACTGCGTATATAAGAACCAGTATTACAAGAAGCAGGACATACTCATCATAGGGGCAAGGTATGACGGTCAAAGGACGGAAACAATAGAGCTCAGCCTTAAGGACGGCGCAATACTTCAATGTAGGGGCAAGTTCAATAAGAATAGCTCACATCACGATGATATCGTCAGTCTAATGCAGTCTAATGTTCAGAAATTTATTAACGCATGAAACGCAATGATTACATAAATATCCAGGCTCCGATGATCGCAGACTTGAATCTCAATGGTAAGAATGAGATTCTACTGTTTGCTATGATTCATGGCTATACTAAGGACGGGAAGTCCACTTGCCGCGTTTCTCTCAGCCACATGATGAAATGGCTGAAGACGAGCAAAAGCGCGGTTATCAGGACTCTTAATGACCTTGATGAGGCTGGTTATATTAATCGCCATGAGTATATGGAAGGAAAGGTCAAATGTGTTGAATATACGACCAACTATGAGGCCCTTCTTGACAGAGCTGCACAGGGTGAATATATCTCTCTTGAGACTGCGAAAAAGGCAAGGGGTCTCAAAATGAGACCCGCCACAGAAAGCGCTCTGAGTGGGGGTTCTCAAAATGAGATCGGTCTCAAAATGAGAACAAAGGGGTCTCAAAATGAGAACGAAACTGGTCTCAAAATGAGACCCAATAATAAATATATAATAAATTATAATAATTTCTCTTGTGCTGAGCCCGCTCAGCAAGAAGAAGAGAGAAGAGAATTTTTAAAGATTTTTTTCTTCAGAAATGCCGCCAATCCGGCTGCCGAGGTTGATAAGTTCATTGCATATTATGACTCCATCGAATGGCGCAACGATAAGGGACGCACATACGAAACTCCTGAACAAAGGCTTGGTCTTGCGAAGCTTTGGAAATTGAAGGACGAGGGCCACTGGGCAAGACCGGAATATGTCAAGGCTGTTAAAGCTATCCATGACGAAGCAATCAAGGAAAATATCGAGGGCGTTGAGGTTCTTATAGACCAGCGGGTAAACCTTGAGTGGGACGGAAAGGAGAACAAATGGAGCTGGAAGGCTACAGCCGAGGCTCGCAAATGGGTGACAAAAAACTCTCAGCTTGTTCATCAGTATTTTGACCCGATTTTTAAATCTTTCACTGTTAAATGGGTAATGGTAGCGTAATCAAAAAATAAATTTAATCATGTCAAATCTTAATCTATCAATCGAACTGACTAAGCTCCCAGGAGCGAAGGTCATGAATATTCAGGGAGATCGCGAGACTCGTCAATGCGTGGTAATCCCTATCGATAACAAGGTCGGAATCATCAGCAACGGATACATGGGTAAGGATCCTCAGACTGGTCTGCCTATGGAAAAGTTATTTGATAATGTCAAGCTGAACCTTGTCGGTATCCAGTACAGAGAGCCTAAATATGGCGCGACACATGGACTTAAGGCGTCATTTGCTACTGAATACATGCAGAGAATGACTGAGGAACAGTTGAGGGCTATGCCATGGCTCGGAAACGTAAAACCGTGGGCTCAACCAACTTCTAAAGCTCAGGATGACGACGATCTCCCAGAAGCGAATGACAGTAACTGGTAACAATCAATTCAAAAATATTCTCAAATAAAGCAACAATCAATCAAAAAATATTTCAATCACGAAGACCAAGAAAGAGTTGAATCGTTTAGAAAGTATTTGGAGGAATAGTATGATAGAGCAATTACACGAACACACAATATGTGACAAGTACGACAATGCTTATAGCGTACACGCACCAAGCAACTGGGAACTGATGGAGAAAATCAATGAGTTGGTTGAAGAAGTCAATAGGTTAAAAGAGAAATTTGGGGAGGAATAGTATGAAGATGTGGATAGCAAGAGACGAGGACGGTAGTCTTTGGTTTCACGAGAAAGAGCCACAC